CGGATTGACGGACGCCGGGTAGATTTTCAGGTTGCCGAGCGAGCCGGTGATGCTCTGGTCCACACCGTCGTCCAGCATGGTCAGGGTGGAGGAGTTGGCGGGAGACATGAGCGACTGCGGTACGCCATAGGTTACTGGAATGAGATCGGAGTCAACCAGAGCCACACCATACTCTGCGGCGCGGGCGATGACGGCGTTCTGGATCTTCGTGGTGATGGTGGCAGGGGTGTCGGTGCTGATGATCGTGACCGTGCTATCTATCGTGCCAAGATCGCTTGGCGCGCCGAGTATGCGGAACGTGACGAGCGCCTGAACCTGCGTTGAATCGGCAGGATCGGCGTTGTGACTGTAGACTTCCATCATCACGGCTTTGGGCATTAGCCTCTCTCAAACCCTTGGAATATTACGTCTGAATCGTCTAGCGTTACGCTAAAGTCAAGTGCTCTCTCAATGGCGCGATCCACAACTGCTCTGGCTATCCGGGCCGGTGTGGCATTTAACGGTATATCGACAGCCGTAACTTCTATTGAGTCCACAGCTGGATTGGTGGGAGTGTCTGGTCCTCCAAGTGTCATGCGAAACGAGATCGTCATAGTTAATGGGTCGGTATTCTGCACGTTACCGTTATAAAACATCACAAATGCTTTCGCCATATTAGTCTCCTTAGTAGGATGCAACCTCTGCCCAAACCATTTCAACAAGCAGGATGCCAGTTCCGGCGGCTGGCCAAACAGTCCTATTTCGGACTACAATCCCTGTATCCTGCGACAAGACAAGTGGATACTCACCGCTCGCTACATCGAAGTCACTATTGAGTCCATCTATTGCAGGCATGATAACTTCCTCAGTGGCAGCCGCAGGATTGACTCGATTACCCTTGCGGATCGATTGCGAGAATGGGTGGGCTGTCAGGGTGATTGTGCCGCCGCCAAGCGCAGCGGTTGTGGCAATGCGGATGTCACTGAATAGCGTGGCACCCATATTCTGGCGCATCTTCAAGGCTGTGCCAGTTAGTGTCAGAGCAGTTCCACCAGTATGAGCCACTGAGAATGATGTGCCAACAACGGCATCGAATGAAGTGTGATCCGTGAGCGTTGCGGCCGTAAATGGGGTCAGCGGCAGGAAGCGAGTGCGGAACTTGGTCACAAGCGCCAGGTTCGCGGCATTGCCCCACCTGCAACTGAATACGATAGCATTGGCAGCAAGTGCAGCGGCGAGTGTTCCAGTAACGACTGAGAAGCGATAGTGCCCCAGAGTAGTCGGATCGACTGGGCGTGCCGTCACATGCGCCGCCTTGGTGTTTGGATCGACGGTCAGAAGGTCAGTAGTCGCGCCGCTCTGTATGATGGCCATTCAGCCTCCTACCCGCTTACGGCATAGCCAAATTTGACATTCCCCGACATGGGGCCGCTATAGGGCTGGCATACCCAGTAGGCGCGGATTGTGTTGGCATCGACCACATAGCCAGTCGCGGATACTTGATCCATTTCGGCCTCGTCTTGGCGATCACCCTTGCCTGTATATGGTCCAGCCTTTTGCACGATGAGCACCTGCTTTCCGGCCGTCAGTCCAGCCAGCCCGGTTATATCGAAGGTGTCGGCATAGCGTGGCAGCGTGCCCAGATCCTTCTCAACCTCGGTTAGCGTCAGCCCGCCGCCCGCCACAGATGCGTTGATGGTGATGTCCACTTCATTGCTGCCCGCATCATCGGCCACGGTCATCGTGACATTGCTGCCCTCGATGAGATTCAAGCGCGTGCGCGTTCCGACATCCGCCCCAGAGTTCTTGCGCACCGTGACACGCTGGGCCGATGAGTCCGCGATCACGTTCCACTTGGCCTGCGCTGCGGTGCCCATGTCTACGTCGATGGTGGCTGTGTCGGTGGCCACGCGCTCGGCGCTCAGACCGGCATCGGCCACAGCGACCACATACTCAGCTGTGGTCGGTGCGCCACTGGCAGCCGTCAAATCCACACTCGCTGCCGCCTGCCTGAACCAAAGCGAGTCGCCATTGCGCCACAGGTCGCCAGCAACCGGAGCGGGCGGGTCGCCTGCCTTATCGTCAAAGTTGACATGCGCACCGGCCACCCCTCCCGTCGCCAGTTGATGCAACAGGAGCACCGTCGTGGCGCGAGCGGCCGGGCTGCTGATTTCCAAGCGATCACCGCTACGCAGTCCCCACCGATTCGTGCCAGAGTTCTGCGCCTCGATGTCGATGCCGAGACGATCGGTGGCCGTCTGACCTGCCGTGCGCTGCTGCACCAACAAGCCGACTTGCTTCGTGCCACCGATGATGGCCGGTTCCGTGATGATACCGGCGCTCACCGTGGAGGTAGCCGTGACTCCGAATGTGCGGGATGGAGCGGCAAAGTAGGCCATCGCAATGGCGTCGTAGGTCGCGTTGGAGTTTCCTATCCTCAGTGAGTCCGGCGCGCCACGAAAGCCATAGACCTTGTTGCCTGCGCCACTGCCAGCATGCGGAGATACCGTATAGGATGATATGTCGTAGCCAACCCAGGTATCAGAGGTATGCTGGCCGCCTCCTGGCACCGAATTCACGTCCCATGAGCGGAACGTCTGACTGGAGAAAATGTCGCTGGATGTCGGCTGCAGCCATCCTGGAGCGAGAAGCGTGCGATTGCCCGCCACCGCCTGTCCGATAACACTCATAGCGAGAGATGCGGCGGTCGTAGAATCTGGTCGTATCACCAATTGTGCGCTTGTGCTGGACGCCAGATTGATCGTCAGGCCAACCGTTGGGTTGATGTTTAGATTGCCAAGGCTTCCCGTGAGTATCTGATCCGTCGCATTATCGGTGAGCGTTAGAAGGCTGCTGTTGGCTGCGGACATTAGCGCAGTCGGGAACTTGAGCCGGTCGTCCGTCCGCACGAACGTCGTCGCGCTCCCGGCAAGGAACGTCGTGCCGTAGGTGTTGGCAGGCGTTCCTCCCAGAAGCGCCGCCAGCGCCGTTGTGGACAGCGCCAGAGAGAAAGCCCCGCCGGGACCACCATCCGTCCCAGACAATGGGGAGACCACCACCAGGCGCCGCTCATTCGCCAGCGCCGCATCGTTGTTGATCGTGACGAAAGACGCCGCCGGAACGCCACCCGCGAGCGTGGAGCTGGTCGGTTGCGTCTGCGACAGACCCGCCGAAATCGACCGCAGGGCTGCGTCTATCGTCGTGATGATCTGACGCTGCGCCCCAGACGGGAACTTGCCTGGGTCAACGCCTGGATAGGCGCGGATACTCATTGGCCCCTCACTTTGTCGGCTTCGCCAATATCCGCAATCATGTAGTCCAGAGAAACCGGCCCGGACGTGTCGGAGTTCTCGAACCGGAAGCGATGCCCCTCTGCATTGGTGTCGAAGCGGATGGGGGTCGCCTCCCGGCGGGTGAGGTCCAGTTGCTCCGGAGTCTCGCCATCGTCTTGCTTCGCGTTCTTGGCGATGACCGTCACGGTCGCGGTCTGTCCAGGTGCTGCCTGATGGTGGACGTAGAGCCGCGTCATCCTGGACTTCGCCCCAATCCCGGCGAAGTAGTAGTCCTTCGTCTCCGCCTTCATGGCGATGGTCGTGCCGGATGCGTCCGTGACCTGTCCAGCCTCCAGATACACTTTCCCGTTCGTGTGCCCGGAGAAGATGCGCGTCACGCCGTTGAGCTTCGCTCGCGTTTTGCAGGTGGATGCCCGCTTGATCGGCCCCGTCACCTTGAATGCAATCCCGCCGCCCATGGCCGGCTTGAGGTGCGATCGGTGATAATGGAAATACCAGTCGTAGACGCTCCCGTTCGCCGCCGTCGCGGTCAGTTCGAGCCGGGCTTCGTGCGTGTTGTCTATGAGCACGGCCGTTGCCATCGAAGCCAAGGTGAACTCGGCGGGCCAGTCGAGGTCCCCGCCAACCGTCTCCCACTCGTAGCCGTCTGTCGCCACCAAGGACTCCGGCGACACATAGACCAGTTCGGACCCTTCACCGCGAGAGATCACGTCGCAGGCGAATGGCCCGACGCAGCCCGGGGCTCCGGGGATTTGAATCCGGATGCGCTCTGGCTGGAACGCCGGGTCTTCCGGCTTCGGGAGCGCATTGATGCGGGCGGCCGAGTCCCTGAGCAGGGCGACGCCAACCGACCCGACGGTCCGGAAGGCGATTCCCTCGTCCTCCTCTTTCGTGTCCCCGGCACGGATCTTGTGCGTCGATGGCCAGGCATGGATATTGTCGGTGTAGGAGTGCCGCAGGATCGACTTATCGCCTTGGTCAAATCCACAAATGGCGTCCTCGAACACATCGCCCTGGAGCAGGATCGGCGGCTGACCGTTCTTGGCGACGTTGAAGGTCAACCCGGCGATGGTCGCGGAGACGATCTCGTAATCGTCGCCGGAAGGCAGGACCGGGTCCGTTCCGGTGCGTGTGTCCTCAATGGTTGTGGTGCCGATGGCGACTTCGGCGATCTCCGCTCCGGTCGGGAAACTCCCGTCCGTGGACGTTCCGTAGAGAGCCCAATGCGTGGCGTCGCTGTTGACCGTCGCGGGCCGCGTGATTACGGGCTTGTCAAGCGTTCCGTCCCCGGTCAGCGTGACGACTTCGGCGGTTGTGGAGGCGTTCCGCCGGAGGATGGTAAAGCCCGACTTGACCCGCTCTTCGACCCAATACTTGATCGTGCTGGAGGCCGTGAGCGTGAAGCCGGTTCCAGCTCCGGCATCACGTGAAACAGTCGGCGCGCTCGTGTTTGCCAGCATGCCGAGCAGGGTGTAGACGCCCGCAGAGGATCGCACGCGGCCGCGATCCACGCCGTTCAACAGGATGTGCTCATTGTTGTAGTGGATCGAGTCCAGCGTCGTCCCGCCAGTCAGGCCGGACACGGCAGCGCCGAAAGTCCCGGTCGCGGCAAGTGTCGCCTCGCGGTACGTCGTGCCGACGTGGGCCACCAGCACGTCCGTCGCGCCGTCGTAGATCAGCGCCCGCAGCCCCTTGATGCTGCCCGCCTCTGCGGAGGAATTAAACTCGCTGCGCCCCTGCGCCTTCCAGGGCGCCGGATTGTTCGCCTTGTAGTAGCAGTCCTCCGCCGTGACGAGTGCCCCATCTTCGATCGCTGAGGCGTCCTTCGAGGCGACACGGCCGTTGCCGAAAGAAACGGGGGCCATCAGTTCACCGACCGAGCGATCTCAACCCAGTTCGTGCCGTCGCACACCATGGTCAGCGTGTCATCGGCAGACGCCACCAGATTGCCCGCCATGATGAGGTTGCTTCCATCGGTGATGGTTGGTGTACCGGAAAAGCGCAGCACGATGATGCGGCCGTTGTCTCGTGCCGTGGCCGTAATTGACGTGATGCCGGTGTTGCCGTTGACCACAAAGTAACTGCTGCCTTGAACGGGTGTAATCGTGGCAGCCGCCGTGATGGCAACGCCCTTCCGCGCTGGTTGCAAGCCGACGATTTGCGAGGCATCCAGCGTGGCGCTGGCAATAGGCGACGAGTACCATCTAACGAACCGTCCCTGCGCGTTCCCGACGGTGACGCCAGCGACTTGGTCGTCGATGATCGTCGTCAGGTTGGCGTTGGCGTTAAGGATAACGTGTCCGCCCGCCGCGAACGCGCCATCGCTTCCGCCGACGCTCCCTGTGATTTTGATGAGGTTGAGCGCCGACCCGTTCCCATCGTCTGCAATGCCGCAGACCTGAACATTGCTACATCCGTCTAGCCACAGACCATCCGCGGCCGTCGTGCCCTCGAAGTTGAGGCCGATCAGGATGTGCCCGAAGGAGGCGCTGGCGGCGGCGTTCGTGATCTTGATTTGCGCCTTGCCAGCCGCGACGCTTTCGCTCCCCACCTGGAACCCGTACACCTGACTGACGGGGCCGGTGATGAGGATGTTGTGATCGTTAGAGGTGGAGACGATGATGTTATCTAGGACGATCTGCCCGAGACCGGCCGCCGCCCCACCGTCCAGCTTGATCCCGTTGCCGCTACATCCGATGACCAACGTGTCCTTGATGCGCGATCCGACGTATACGCTCTTAAGATAGAGTCCGGCCGTGACGAGCGCCCCGCTGGATTTGTTCCCATTAATTTGAACGTGCTCGATGTAGGCGTAGGCTTGCGTTCCGTCCTGGGTCTTGTTTTCCACCATCGCGGAGACGTTAGTTGATGCGCTGGCGATGAAGGTGGCGGTTGAACCTTGTTGACCGTGCCCGGAGAGTCGCACGCGATTGGGGATCTTGACGCTCGTAGAAGTCACGGCAATCCCGGCAGCAGAAGGGATCTTGACGGTCCCGCCGCCGACCGTTTCACACTCGTCCAGGGCGGCCTGCACCCCGGCGACGGTAAGAGGGAACATCACACCGTCAATTATCCGGAGCGCCCCGCCGGCCGTTGTAGAACTGACTGGCCCGATACGCGGGAAGACTCCCGTGCCGTCCTTGTCTATGCTGGCCTTCTCTGTGCCAAGATTGCGAAAGGACTTGAGTTTCGCGCCAGCCGTCGCCATCGAAAAGCGCGTGTCCTCGATGTGCGCGATTGCGGAAGCACCGTCCGACTCGCCACTGTAGACAACGGACGGAGCTTCCCCTCCAATGACCTGCGCCGAAAACAGCAGTCCTCCGGCGATCACCTCATAAGCCCCGTTCTCCATCGAGCAGGCGGCGCGGCCGAGCGCGGAAGTGGTCAGCGGATTCGGTGTCGTCGCCCCGCCCTGGTCGTCGCTGTAGAGCGTCGGGAGATTGTTGGACGGGATGAGCCGCTGGCCGTTCGTCAGGTTGAGCGTGCCGACGAAGCCGCTGATTATAACGGTCGTCGCCGTGACGCTGTCCACCGTGTACTCTGTGCCGGTGGTCGTATCCAGGAACACGGAATCGGCAGCGGCGATCTTGCCGCGATGCCTGACGCTTATTGAAAAGGGAGACGAACCGGATTGATTCCCGGAAACTGTCGCGCCCTCGCGGTAGAGCTGCACGGAGATATTGCGACGGGGGCGGCCCGTGGTGGGATCGTGGTAGCTGGAATCAAATCGCCCGAGTTGCGGCATCAGCCCACCGTTATCCAGACAAGGCCATACACGCTGCCCGCAACCGGCGTGCCGATGAAGTCGAATACGCCTTGGGTCGCGCTTGGGTTAGACACCCAAAAGGCCGTACTCGGCGCGGTACTATTCGTCCGCATTGCCACCACGCGAGGCTTATCTGAGAAGGCCCCATTCTTCCAAGTGACGGTAAGCGTTGGGTTCGTCCCGATGCCTGAGCCATTTGCCGTGACTGCCACCATACATCGCGTGTCGAACTCATTACCCGGATCGTTGAGAGAGACGGTGGCCGTGTCACCCCACCCGGAGCTGAGAGAGAAGTCCCCTACAACCAGAGCGGTTCCCCTGTCACCGTATATGCGGCGACCTTTGATGTCACTAGTCGTGATGATATCGCCGGATATACCCACGGCGAGAGTAAGCAGACCGTTGACAGTAAGCGGCCCGCTGATGGTACTGGCGTTGGTGCCGCCTGATGTGAACCCGCCACCCTTGAAGATGGTGAAGCGTGCCGTACCCGCCTCAGCGACTCGGAACACGGCATCTCCGGTGTCCAGTGAACGCAGCGTGTCGAAGTTCCAGCCGCGAACGAATCCAGCACCGCCATAGATGTTGCTACGCATGGACTCGCCACCGACTGTGGCGACATCGGTGTAGAGGGTAGAGGTGCCGAGCGCCGTCACCAGCAGGTCGTACATGCCGCCCAGCACCCAGCACTCCACCAATCCGTTGATATCGGTGGTCAGCGGATTAGGCTTGGTCTCGTTGCCGATGGAATCGTTGTAGATGGTCGGCTTGGGTGTGAGAACCGACAGGCGTGAGTCGTCTGCAACGTCCAGGAAGCCAGCGCCACCCACCGTGACGTTCGTGGCGGCGATGCTGATAACTGAGCGCGTGGGGGCGCTGGTGGCATCGACCGCGACGACATCAGAGGCTGCAATGGCACCCGGCGCATCTACCGTGAAGGAGGTTTGCGAGCCAGCATGCAGGCCATTAACCTGAGCGCCCTGGCTGCGCACCTCGACTGTCGCGCCGCGTATGGGCTTGCCAGTTGCGCGGCTACTCACCACCCATATCAGCTTGGCAAGTTGGGCCACGGTCTACCCCGGATCTTTGGGCGGAAAATCTCGCCAATCTCTTTCGACGAGAAGCCGGATCTCCCCGGCCCGCTTCTTTGATGCCGACGCCTCGATGAAGCCTTTGCTCTTGGCGATGTGATGCGCAACCGCAAGCTGGAAGATCGCCTCGTCCACCTCCACCGGCACGTTGAGCCGGTCGGTGTCTCCGGTCGCCAACGCGATCCGGCGGTGGTACACGATCCGTAACTCGGCGTACGCCGCCGGCCGCAGGATGCGCGGATACCAGATCACCAGCCCGGTCTCGTGCGCGTTTCTGACCGTGTAGTATTCGAGGACGTTGGAAGGTGTGGAGCGGTCATCCCCCAACAGGCGTTGAAATACCTCCCATGGTAGGTAATCGACCGCGTAGCACTCGTGGCCGTTGGCGTCTAAGAGATTCGCCGCGCGCGGATTGCGGAACTCCGCCTCCAGAAGTCCGCTCCCGACGTAGTACGGATTGCCCGTCGCGTGCTCCGGATTGTTGCCCGTGCGGGTGTCTTCGATCGTGGTGGTGGCGATCTCCACCTCGTCAATCTCATTCCCGTCTGGAAACGCTCCGTTGGTCGCGGTCCCGAACAGCGCCCAGTGGGTTGTTTCGACATTCACGGTTGTCGGGCGCGTGATGACCGGCTTGTCGGTCGTGCCATCTCCCGTCAATGTCACGGTCCGCGATGCGGAGGCCGTGACGTTGCGCCTCGTGATCTGTTCGCCATCCTTGACGCGCTCTTCGACCCAGTAGGTAATCGTCCGCCCCGACGACAGCACGAAGCCGGCCCCAGTTCCGGCATCGCGACTGACGGTCGGAGCGGACGAAGCGTCCAGCATGGAAGACGACAGCGGGATGTCCTGGGTCATCCGGTTGAACTTCCATGGGCAGGAATTGAATTCCCGCACCGCCGCGTCCCACGAGTGCCCAGCACGTAGCAGCTCCTTCGCGTCATCCGTGCCGCCGATATACTCACAGATTTCGATCTGCGCGTTGGCGCGCGTCCGATTGGCTCCGGTCTGAGGGAAGTCGCCCCCGCCGACAAAAGGCAAATTACGTCTCCTCGATTCCCGGCACGTTCGTCCAGTCGCCCTTGGGGTTCTTGCGCGGCCGACCGGCGCGGCGACGGACCACTTCCGGCGCCTTGTTCATTTCGGCGATCTCCTGGCGGTCGCGCGTGGAAAGCTGCGGGACGCTCGGCTCCATAGGAATCTCTCCGGTTGCGTCTTGCAGTTCCTGTTCCAGGGCCTTGGCGTCCACGGCCTCGAGGAAACTCTTGCCCCTGTGTGAGGCCTCGTGCTCCATGGCAGAAATCTTTGAGATCGCCGTGTTGCCGCAGCCGAGGGCGCCGCACTTCCAGCGAGGCCCCTTCGTGGTTTGGCGGACGTGCGAGAACGAAGGCTCCATGTATTCCATCGCCTCCCACTGTTTCACGGTCATCCCGATCAGGAATTCGGCGACATACCGGAGGCCCCGCTTCGTCCTCGGGTAGTGCTTCCGGATGCTGTAGACGTAGCGTCCGGGATCGCCGGTGAAGGCGAATTCCTTTGTCGCCGTGTCCTCCACGACGAACTGACCTTCCGCGGTAGCGATCCGGATCTGCGAGTCGCGCGGAATCCCGCGGCTCGGATGGCCACGGAGAATGACGGTCGGCCCATCGAAGATTTGCAGGTCGTGAACCTCACTGAGGCTGCGCTTGCGAAGCATGCTGGGGTCTCCTGTGATGGAAGATGTACGGTCCGCGCTTGGGCCCGGGAGGATGTTCCTGCTTCCAGGCCGCTTCCTTTTTGTTTTCCCGATGCTGATTAAGATTCATGGCCGCGTGACGGTGTGCCACACAGACGTCGGCCTTGCCGTCCACCGGACTCTTGAGCCCATCCTTGCGGCAAATCCTGCAGAGGCCATCTTTGCCGTCGATGTCCATCCGGACGTTGAAGACGCGCTCAACGGCCCGCTTGGCCGCGACGCGGCGCCGGATGCAGAGATCGAGAATCGAACGCCAGCCGCGTGCGATCATGACCTTGTCGGGCCCGACCTGCGTCCACTCCGGAATCATCCCGAGATGAAAGGCGCAGATTTTATCGGAGCCTTCGGCGGCCGGATGCCCAAGCCAGATGCAGGTCTGACCGGCGCGCTGGCCCGGATACCATTCACGGTAGTGCTCGGGCATCGGGATGTAGATCCGCGGGTTGAGCACGCGCAGCCCCTTGATGAGATCGCTTGATGGCATGCCGGTTCCCAACGGGCTGATCGCGTTCGAGGGGGCGCACAGGATGGGCGTTCGAGGGATCGGCATCAGGCGCTCACGATGCGCGGCTTGTCGCGCTCCTCTTCGTTCTGTCGGTGCTGGTAGCCGGCGGCGAAGGCCGCAGCTCCAAGCTCGAATGAATCACGAACGTCCCCCGCCTTCCGATGGCCCCACTTCACATGAGGATTGGCCCAAATGCGATATCCAGCCTTGCGGGCGCGCAGGCAGAAGTCCAGGTCATCGGAGTAGTTCACCGACCCATCCGGGTGGTGCGTCGTCTGAAACACACAGGGAACACCCTTGAAATCCTCGGTGAGATGGAGCGCCGGATCGTCCAGAACGCGACGCCGGATGAACATGCATCCCGTTCCGAGACCGCCGACCTCCTGCAAGTCCTTCGACTCGTCGGGTTCAGCAGGTATGAAGTGACCATCCTTCTCGTCGTACATTGTCCAGGTGATATCGAGCGGATCGGTCTCGCCCGATCCGCGCGCCACCAGCGGGTAGATGCCTCCCCAGATGTCAATCGCCGGATCGGCCAGATGCGGGAACAAGCGAGCCGTGTTGTTGGATGGGATCACGTCAGCGTCGATGAACCAGAGCGCGTCTTCCGGATTGTCGCCGGTTTCCCGGAAGCGCGCCAGAAGACGATTGCGCGGCTCGGCGATCGTGCGCTTGCCACACAAACTTTTGGGGAGATGGAAGGTGGTCGGCGCATCCCGCATCAGCGTTGCTATCAAGTGCATGATCGGCACCGTGACCGTGTGATCAACCGACGGGATGCAGATCAGCACTTTGGGGGCGGTGCGTGGCCCGCCCCCTTGGTTCTTCTTCGATCGTTCCGCCCATCCCACGCGATGAGTCCTCAGCCGATCAAATATCGGCCTTGACTACAACGACCCTCGCATTCGCGAAGAGCTTGGCCACAAAAAGAACCCACCAGCCCATCGTCCCGCGGTTGCGCAGCGGAGCCCCGACGTTCTCTTCGGGGTTCGTGATGATGATCTCGGGCTGCATCACGTCGGTGTCGAGAGACGCGATGCCGAACGAATCATCGGCCACCAGCACCCCCAGCTCGTCATCCGGCGTGGGGGCCGTATCCACCTGAACATTGTTGGTCGTCCGGACGGTCGCCCCGTAGAGCGTTGCCGACGCGGGCGTGTTCTGGAACGGCTGCTGGAGAGACTGCTGGTACAGATCGGACTTCGCCTGGAACCACGTCGGTGCGCCCTCGCCCATCATGTCGTAGGCGGCGTCCGTGGTGACTAGGAGCGGGAATAGGCCGGGAGTCTTGCGGTGCGGCTTGCAGTTGTTGTCGAGCAAGGCCGCGACCGCCTGCCGGACCGATTCCGCCGTGAGTGCCGTTCCCGAATCGACGGAGGTTGTCGATCCATCGATCTCGCCGATCGAGAGCGTGTCGATGGAGATGGCCGCCATGTAGGCCAGACCGTCCACCATCTCCTGCTTCGTCCCGGTCAGCCCGGTCCGGAGCAGGAACTTCGACACGTCGGTGTAGCTGCCGTACTCCCCGAGCGTCCCGGTCACCGTGGTCGTGGTGAAGTCCGCCGAGTTCGTCGGGTCGGAGCCTTCCGTCAGGGTTGTCGTGACGGCGGCCGGCTGGCTGAAGAACTGCCAGCGGACCGTGGTCCCGTCGTTCGCGCCCATGTCGGACGGCATGCCCAGCGCGGCCGCGACGAGCGAAGCGCGCAGGACGCTCACGAACCTGCGATTCAAGTAGGTCGTGAGCAGGTTGGGACCGAGATTGGTGGTCCCGGTCCCCATCCGTGTGATGGCCATTTAATCCTCTGCCGGTCTCAGCGTTTGCGGAGCGGGTCGGTCTCGCTGATGAGCCCTTCTTTCTCCATGCGGGCCAGAAGTTCGTCGTCCGTCAGGTTGGACACGTCCTCTTCGCCGCCGGAGGCTCCGCTGCCGCTAATCGCGGCGTCGCGTTTCTGGCGTTCTCTGTCTTCCTTGCGGTCGGTCGCGGCCTTCGCCTTCTGCTCGCGGTACGCCTGGAGTTCGAGGTTGTCACGGATCGCGTTGAGCGAAGACAGATAATCGACTTCGCCGTCGTCACCGACAACGCGGAAGGGGCGAGCCCTCTGCGGGTCGTTGGCGATCTCCATGACCTGCGGCAACAGCTCGCGCCAGTTCTCGTTTTCCTGCCGGAAATCGCGGATGGCGTCGCGCGTATCGCGGGCATGGTCTCGGCTCGGTCGTCTGTCCTCGCGGTCGGTTGCCCGGCGGTCGCGCGGCGTAGTGCGCTCCTCCGGATCGCCCAGACCCAGATCGTCCTCTTCCTCCGTCGTGCGTCGCGAGCGGGGTTCACGCTCCCGCCGCAGCCGTGCTTCGATCTTCTTGTCCGTCGCGGATTCGATTCCCCGCCACAGGTTGGCGAAGCCATCCTGAATCTGCTTCGAGATGGTCTTCGACAGGGCCTCCGGGTCGATTCCGGGGGACGCCGGCGCGGCCGCAGGTTTCCCGGCGGTTCCCGAACCGGCTTCCGGCTGTCCAGCGCCAGCCGGGGCGCTCGTGGATGCTTGCGACGATGCTGTCGGTTCCACCATTCTTGGATCTCCTGCGGGCCGCCGAAGCGGTTGCCGCTCTATTTGTCGCCGCGAATCAGCCTGATGCGCTGCGCGACGGCCCGGTACGCGGCTTCTTGGCCGAGCGCATAGTTCTGATCGGCGTGGCTTGCGCGCTGTGTGTGCGCGGTCACGTTTGCTTTTCCTGCCTGGTCATTGAGCCATCTCACCAGCAACGATGCTTCATCTGCGGCAAGCCAGTCGCCCAGAGACCGGGCCAGTTTCTCGTCGGGCGTCGGTTCGCGCTTCGCGGCCTCCTGCTGTACCCGTCGCGGACCCCGTGCCATCTCAAGAACGCGATGGAAACGCTCGGTCACCTTCTCAACGATCTCGTTCATTGAATGGCCTCGCCCTGCTGCTCCGCCTCGCCGGGGAGCGTCCCGAACGTCTCGTCGGCCTCGAACTGCTCCGTTGGTACGGAGCCGAGTGGCCCGCCCTGTCCCTGCGACATGATCGAGAGCCGCTTGAGCGCCAAAGCGCGGTCCGTCATGCGCTCAACAATGGCCTCAGCATCCGGAATCTCCATGCCGTCACGGAACCAGCGGACCAGCACTTCGGGGGCGAGCAGGGCCAAACGCTCGCCGCGGTCGCTCCCCAGGACTTCGGCCATCTGGCGGTTCTGGACCGCCTTCTGGAATTTGCTTCCGGCATGGCGCGATCCAACGAAGCGTACGTCGGCGTCGTTATCGATCTCTGCAAAGGGAATTTCCTGGGCCTGGCCGCCGAGGGTCGCCACGATCGTGTCGGCGTCGATGAACTGGCGCATCCTGGAATGCGTTGTTTTGCCGATCCACGGATAGGCGTCTTTTTCGATCGGCAGGACCATCTGGATGACGCGCCGGGAGGCCGCCTGATACAACAGGCTCGCCTCAGTCGCCGTTTTGTCAACGCCGCCTTGGCCGCCACCGCCGATGGCCTGTGGCGTATCGGTCGCTCCGGTGGCCTCGCGCATGCTCTGCTTGCGCCGCATGTAGTCAAGCGCCGCGAACTGAAGCGCATTCAGATCGACCGGAACCGTTCCCACCATCTTTGGGTCCGTGCAATTGATGATGTCGCCCAGCATGCGATCCCGGAGCTGATCGGGGTTCCCGCCGAACGCAGCGCCTACCAGGAGCGGGCCGCGCACGGCCAGATCGGCGGCGTCGTTCAGCACCATCAGCATGTTGTCAGCGGAATCCTGAAGGTAACGGATGACCTCGGCTGGGGAGAGGCCCCAGAATCGACCGGCAATCGGGTTGACGACAATCTCTTTGAAGGGAATGTTGCCATCCCAATAGACGTTGCCGCGCGAGCGGACGCGGACGCCGTTGAGCAGGGTGATCACGCGGTTGCTCATGCCGTCCGACGCCTTCTCTGGCGATTCGCCCCAGTATTCGAGGCCCTTCATCGTCTGGAACCGCTCTGGCATCTGGCGGGAGATGCTGGGGAAACGCTTGCGCTGGTCTTCACAGCGTTCGCGGTAGGCGAGAATCGCGGCCTCCACGTCGTCTTTGTCGTACACGCCCGGCTCTCCGTCTTCGGACGGTTCCGCGAGGCGGCGGGCCTCCTGGATGGTGATCTCGAACTCCTTGGCGCAACCGATCATGTCGCGCTGGATAGAGGTGCCCGATGGGTCCGGATAAAACTTCCAGATGTCCACGGGACGATGAAGCGGCTGGTCACGGTAGATGACGCGCTCCGGTTCCTTGCTGCCGCGGACGTACTGCAAACGGGCGCGGCTCTCCCAGCCGATCTCGAGTATGGCGGTCCCAAACAGGAAGGCGTCTTTGAAGAGCTGGTAATGCGTCGTCCAGATCCCGGGCTGCTCGAAAAACGCCATCAGCACGTTGCCGATCAGCCGTGCGCGGTCATAACTGCCGGTCGCAGTCGGAATCGCGGCGATGTATTCCCGCTGTCCCAGCAGGAGATCGATCGCCTGCGATGTGATGGTCTCAACGATCTGATGGGTTTCCGGGTCTTTCAGGCGGGCGCGGCGGTCTCTGCGCAGGGTATGTGTGGCCGATCCTGCGACCGAAGCCGTGTAGAAGGATCGATCGTCCGCCCCATAAGGAACGACAAGATAGTTGTTGAGGATCTCTTCCCACGTTGGCATGTAGGGGTTGCGGGCGCGTGCCGACTGTTCAACGAAATCGAGGACGAATCTGGTTTCATCCTGCCGCTGCGTCTCGTTGCCTTCGCGTACAGCCGGCGCGGTTGCCGTGGATTGTGGGTCCATTCGCTATCTCTTATGGCGCGTGATGCGCAAGCCGCGAAGCGGCAGCCCCGAGGCGATGACTCCGAACAAACCGCGTTGCGGCTTCGTGAGCGGACGACCGTGCGGCGGGTTCCGCAACATTTCCCGCGCCTTGGCCTTGCTGATCCTGGGTCGCTTCCGCATCAGTCGTAGATGACCTTCACCGGGTTCGGGAACAGCGTCGTATGGGTCGGGGCGGGCTCCGGCTCAACTGGCGTTCGCGTCGGCTCAGGGTCGGGCGTCGGTTCGTCGGCCATGTCGCTCCAAAAGAGAAAGGGCGGCCGCAGGGTTTGCAGGCCCCTGCAAGGCCGCCCTTTTCTCTTCGTGGTCTGTGCCGCTCCGTCCCGTCGGACGGCGTGCGGTACGTCTAGTGCGTCACCTTCGTCGGCGCCAGAACCAGCGCCACTTTCTCATCGAAGAACCGCTCGATCTCGGCCGGTGTCATCGCCACGAGCGGCTTGTCACGCCAGCCGGGAAGGAAGGACAGGGTCATTCGTCCGACCTGATGATATAGGTCAGGTGTCCCACCACATCCTGCCCAGCGGTCGTGTTGATGATGAACGCTTCCGCCGCATTGCAGATGAACACCGGGACTTCACGTTTGCCGTTCTGGGAAATGACCGGGTTCGTCGCGTTCGAGGCGAGATGTGTCCGCCCGATCGTATTCGCGCCGCTCTTGAACAGAACGGCGCCGGCGGTTGCCGTGTTGTTCGTCAGGTGGTACGACAGGACTTCGATGCGGAGTCCTGCGGCTGGGGCAGCGATCACCGTGTTGTCACCGTCGGCCGTTGCGTTCACGTCAATCTGGATGACCGGCACGGGTCGCTCCTTACAGCTGCCAGAAGAGTTGCAGCAACAGGACGGCCCCGGTAGATACTGTTCCGGTTTTCACGGTCTTGATCCCGATGTGCTGGCCCATTGCATCCGAGACGGCCCGGCCGTTCGGCTTGAAAAGCCCGTGAACCGTTCCGGCCACGGCATCGGCGTCGATGAAGGTTCCGGAGCTGGCGTCCCCAATCGCCACGTTCGCGGCGTCGGCAGCCCCGGCCATGATCTGGATCGAGAATGTCCCGGTGGTGGCACCCGCGGTCTTCTGGGTTGCGACCACGGCCACGAGGGTGGCGTAGTCGCCCGGGACGATGATGTCGAAGAGGGTCGTGGCGTCCGAACTGCCGATCGCTGTGGTGAGGATCTGCTGGACCCACAGGTTGGGGCGCTGAATCCTGCCCATCTAGCCTCCTATGGCTCGCGGGGGACCTTGTGAGTCCCCCGGCCGTCTACGGACGCTGGGGTCGTCCTCTTTCATCCGGATTTCGGCTCCGGATTGCCTATGCGCCCGTGTAGCGCATCCATACCCACTGACAACGGTACGCCTATATGGAATTGCTTGTCAAGCCTACTCACAAAGAGCAGTGACGTGTTCTGGGCACCTCCTGGGAACGCGGACGGCGGGATGCGCTGGCGTTCTGCTGGCCGGAGTTCCAGGCGGGCGCCCAGTTCTTGGCGATATTCGGGTCCATGGAGTAGCCGGCGCAGTCCAGCGCGTCGTCGTCGTCCATTTCGGGGTGATAGCCGTCCATCTGGTCGCGGAGGGCCTGCAACACCTCCGGCGGGACGGTCTCGGGCACGTAGAACACCGTCCCCTTCTCGGCCTCCCGCAAGAACGCCAACATCCGCTGCCATTTCGCCGTCTGCTTGAGCTTGAGGTCGATCAGGGTGACCGTGTAGCCCAGCGCGGTCGCGTGGTCACGGATCTTCTGCCGGAATTCCTGCCCGCCGTGCTCCTCTGGAGCCGTCGCCCGGCAGTTCCATTTCTGCATCAGCCGAAACATCTCCTCGGTGCCCTCGTTGCTCGATAGCAGGCGCGAGTGGAAGCCGTCCACCAGATAACGGAGGATGACGCCGGCACGGCGGGCCATGAACCACATCTGGCCGGCGGCGGCGTCGCCATCCCCGGCGTTCGCCGTCCCCTTCCAGGCCGGATCGACCGGGAGGACCGGCCAAGCGTTCTCGGGGATGTCGTCCAGCGTCGCCTCGCGCAACCATGACGAGTCGCCCACCATGTCGGATTCCGCGCGGAGCTGGATCTGGTACTGCTTCCGCCACATGGAATCGTTGTGCGAGCGCCCCATCTCCTGCTTCCGGCGCCGATTCAGGAAATCCCACGAGCACTTGAACGGGTGCGTGAGCGCGGCGGTCGATTCGCAGCCGCACTCCGTACACTTTCCGGCACGCAGGTGGTTCGGCTCGCCCGCCTTATCATCTACGGTCGGGTGTTTGCAATCAGGGCACTCTTTGGCGATGGCCGGGATCTTGACCACGCGGTAGATCGGCGTCCCGTCGTCGTCCAGGGCCTTCTCCATCCAGGCGTAGGTGTCCTCCGGATGGTACGGGGTGCCGGTGTTCATCTCGCGAGTTTCGTCATCCGACTGATAGGTGCGGGCCTCGTAACGTTCCCTGGAATCGCGGCGCACCAACTTTGACTTCAGGTGCTCTTCCGTCACGATGTCGTCGCCGCAGTCTAGATCGCCGTGAGCGCCCGTATCGCACGCGCTCACGCCAATCGCCCGGAACGTGACTTCGGTCTGCTCCCCGCGGCCGATCCATGGGAGTGAAAACGCCGTCGAGTGGCCGAAGTCCCTTCTCCCTTCGGCCGGACAGGCGTCGTGCCACACCCGGCGGGTCCACGGATCGAAACGGTATTTATCCTTCAGGCGGACGAGATGGCCGCTCGCCATTTCCTCCTTATGGTGCCGCAACACGATCCGGGCATCGTGACCGAGCAGACGCTTCAACCGGTGCGCGAACCACATCGGGATGACGCCAAGGGTGAAGGTGCTCTTGTAGGAATACCGGAGCGCAAGGATCAAGAGAGCCGCGACTATCGACGGCGGCGACAGGATGTGCTCAAGCGCCATCTTACAGAATCGATCGCGGTGATAGGGAGCATACAAAAACCGCGGGTTCCCCTTCGCCTTCTTGTTGGAAAAGTACGCCCGCTCCGCCGTGTAGTAGATGGGATTGTGGTCGGCGGGGACGGCCTGTTCCCAGGAGACCTCGCGCCGCGCCTTGCGGGCCAGATCCGCGATGACGAGGTTCCGGTCGCCCTGACCCCAGCGCTCCTGCAATTCGGCAAATGTGCACACCGACAGGTCGCGTTCCAGTTCCAGCAGGAGGTCGGAGCCGGGGGTCACTTCGAGACGAGACGCGGGCGGGGCGGCTCTCGCTCGATTGCGGTGACGCCCGAACCGTACAGGAGCGCGTTGAGCAGCATTTCCTTGATGGGCTTACACCGTACGCACAGAACATGCGACACGATGAGCCCCGGGAGGAATTGAGGACAACGACACCTACGAAGACGCGGACGGCAGGCCTTAATAATGCCCGGGCAGCGGCAGGTCTTGATGGGGGCGCTCACGGATATTCGTGTGCGGCGCAATTGGTGATTGGTGGTCCGTTCAGGAATGGGCCGGCGCCTCGCATAATAGAGAGAAACTTCTTGCCACACTCTGAGCAGATTATTTCTGGCGCACTGACAGCCTTAAACCTCTCGACGTAGGCGCGGATCGTCTCGGCTGTGATCTTGGAATGAGCGCAGGCACACGGGAGCCCGGGGATTACCGAGAACGTCGGGCAGGTCGATGCGTGGGCGCGCTCGTCAGGCTTCATCGGGAATCGACGCTGAGAACAGTAGGGGTCGGCGGAGAGTACCCGGCTTTACCGCACCAGCATACACTCGGAGTCTTCGTATACCAGGAGTGTCCGTTGGAGCATACGAAGCCCTGAGTCGTTATATTCGGATCGTGTCGGTGGTAGCGGCCTTCCTCATCGTAGTAGGAATCGACGCCCATACACGTCTCCATCGCCATGCCGGGATTCACGCGCGACTTCAGACCAGTCGCTTTGCACTCTGGGCATAGCACACGAAGGTCAGGCTTCATCGGGAGAATCCGACAGAATCGTGACGACGCGCTCCGGGTCGAGAATCATGCAGCACATCCCGTCGTGTTCCTTCTCCCGCAGGCACGGATGCCCCCACAGACCCTTGCTGATGCAGTTCCCGTCCACGTCGCGCTTCGGGCCGATCTTCCAGGCAATCGAGCCGCGGTCGTTCATCGGACTTCCCGCCGCATCTGCGGCCAGGGCTCCGCGTAGTACGCCGCCACGGCCTTGGTCGGACGTCCAGACTCCAGGCACGGCCCGAACTCACAGTACCGGCACGCTACGCACATCCGCAGGCACGCCTCAACGCCGCCCCGCCGAATGTGGAACGTACACGGTCTCTGGTCCTCCTCAAGGCCCGCCCCGAACGACCCACGCCGCCAGTCCGGCCGCGTCCATTCCCCGCCGCATTTCGGGCAGCCGCCCGTCGCCCCAGTCAACGCCTTCGGGGCAAGAAACGCCACCAACCCGAACGGGGCCGCCTTCAACCAGGACCGCCGTGTGGCATTCACGGCTTCACCCGGTACTGTTCGTCCATCTCGGCCTTGTGCTTCCGGTAGGCGGCACGCGCAGGAGGACCCGCAGCGAACGCTTCCGCGACGTAGCGCATCTCTTCCGGCGCGAAGGTCATGGACCGACCGTACTCCTTCAGATCAGACCGTCCAGGCTCACCGCTTGGACGGCACAGGTCGCACCACTTAAAGAAGCCGCAGAGGCACATCAGGATTTCTCCCCCAAGATCGAATCCGCCGACCCCGCCCCATGACCACCTCCAGCGGCGCGCACCTGCCCAGTCTGCATCTCCCGAACCACCTTTGCCGCCAGCCCGCCCACCGGGATGAACAACTGCTTCCGTGGCCGCTCCACGTCCATCACCACGCTCGGCAACGGCTTGAACGCCGCATGCAGCTTCATCATCCGCTTGTGATACCGCCTCAACACCCCGCGCACCACATACGGATTCCGCAGCAGGTAGTTCACTACGTCGTTCGGCCTGGAATACCCCGCCACCCGCGCACACTCCGCCAACGTCCCGCGGTAGTCTGATACCAGTTCCACCCAGGCCCGCTGCCGCGGCGTCAGCCACTCCGCGTCTTTCTTCCGATCCCCCGTTACCTTCTCCGGCCACTTCACGTTACCCATAATGGCCTTCCGCTCCCGCTCCTCCTGCTCCTGCGTAACGTTCGGCTGCAGGATCTTCGGCATGCGACCACGCGGCAAATCGAAAGCCTCAAAATCCTTGGCTACCTTGCCCATGCGCAGAACCCCTTGTGGGACAAGACATGCAGAGAAATAGGTCGTAATTCTGCGCGAATTTTCACGGGGGTCAGACCAAGGCTGAATTCGTTGGCTGGGGAGGGTAGGCGGTATTCCGGTTCCACGTAGACTACTCTACCGCTGCCCATAGGCGCGTGTCAAGTGGCTGCTCTCTATGAGCAGACGCCATTAAATCGGCGCAAGTGGCGTCAGGTCAGCGTGATACAGCGGCAGGCATGCGAATGCGTAAGTGCGTGCGGCTCAACAGGTAACGCAGGACTACATATCATATATTACCGGACGCTGGCGCTATGGTATGGAATCAGGCTCGCTTGTGGATGCAGGGCGATCCTGGGCAGGATCGTCATCGCTCGGGGGGCTTTTTAACCTACCGACCGGTAGGTAAGCATCGGCAGGTGCTGTCAATCGGCCTCGGTATCTCTGCGTGATCGTTGCTGTGGTTGGTGGGCTCTGCGGTTCTATGCGCATGATGAATCCGATATCGAGAGGCCATGAGCCGATGAGCTTGTCGTTGAGGAAGAGGCAGCGGTGTGTGGCTGCAGGATTCACTGGAGGCTGGCGGTTGGAGTCGTAGATCTCCATGGCTGGATTCTATCACAGTGGTACTGCCGCGCCGATGTAGGTGGGGCTCGTCTTTCAGAGCCCCCCTACCCCCCATGCGTCCTGGGGTTCTTTGGGGTTGTTCGCTCTGCGTGACCAGGGACTTTCGGGGGCCTTGCGACACAGGCCCGCCCGGATTTCAAGCGACGGGTTTCGTCTCCCCGGGTCTCGGGAGGCCCCTTTCAGGTTGTAGGGGCGGTCCTTTCCGGGAGTTGTCCGGTTCAGCGCTTGGGTTCCTGGTACTGCGAGCTGCCTGGTAGCGTTGCCTGTGGACTGCTTTGGAGCCTTGGCCTACGACATAAGCAGGGAAGTCGCGCGGCGGAAAAACACCGCCGATGGACCATACCCGCCGACGTTTTCTGCTCACGGATAGATCCTCTACCTGTCTGGCCCGTTTGTCAATATGCATGACCGTGGTTCGCGCGTATGCGACCGGCGCGTGAGCCGCCCTTTTCACGTCACCATTCGATACACGGCGATTTCGGTGCGCGGGTTGGGCTGCCTGTCGAAGCGTGCGGCGTGGAGCTGGACGACTTGGCGGTCGTCCTGCCAGACGATGCCGTTGAGGGCGTCCTTGACGAGCTTGACGAGGTTGTCGGTGTCGGCTGTTCTGCCGGTGGCGCGGTAGAAGCGGCAGGTGAGGACCAGTGGGCCGGTTTCGAGGCGGCGCGACGATCGATCTGCCGGCGGCGTCACGGCAATCACCATCCCCCTGATAACATCCTCGGCCTGCCTGGTTCTAGTGGGCGTGTAGACACCCCCCTTGCGCGTGAACCGTGGCCGCCCCTTGGCGACCGGCTCCCCCGGCACAACCAGCCTCAGCACGAGCTCGTGTGTGCTGCTTGGGACCTCCTGTGCAACATCAGGCGGCAGCCGCAGCGGCGTCGTCTGGCGGCTCATCTCCCCCGCCTCCAGGGCGGCACCCACCTCATGGCTGCACATCGGGGAAGATGTCTTCGTACCTCTCGCTGCTTGGCCGCTGGCCCTCTTTCATTAGGTAGCGGAACGACTCGTGCGACATCCCGATGACAGCGAGCGCGATGCCGATACCGGCGCGTCGCCCGTCCCGTTCCGCCGCCTCGGCCCGCTTGAGGAGGGAGGCGTTTTCCTCGCGCTCAACCTTCAACTGAGACTCGAACTGTGCGATCACGTTATCCATTCCAGAGAGCGTCTCGGCGGCCTTGACTTCGCCCTCAAGTAGCTCGATCGTGGCCTCCTTCTCCGCGAGCGCGTCGGCGAGGGCGTCGATGGCTGCGTGGGCAGGCCAGAGGTATCGCGGCGTGTCGTCGGTTTCGTCAATGCAGTAGCCGTCACGGTAGGCCCCACTGCAATCGCATGGACACGTCTGATGCGCCTCCCGCCTCAGCCTCTCGGCCTGCGTCTCGGGCTTCGGGGCGTCGGGCTCAGTCGGAATGTCATGCCACTTGTCGTGCTCACCGCCGTTCTTATCGTCAGGCCACGTACACCACGGGGCTCGACGCGCCCACACACGGTCACTGTTACATGTCGGGCAGCGGTCGGGCTTCGTCTCGCTCATGCTCGCTCCGGGTGGCACTCAGCGTATTCGCACACCGGCGGGCCGTTCTGGCAGAGCCAGCAACAGTCCGGCTTGTGGCGCTCGGACACGGTGCGCTCACAGTGGATGCAGCCGCCTCCGCACTCGTATGGGTGGAGGTCGCTGGCACCGCACATAATCACTGTCACAGGCTTCTTTGTCTCGCTCATCGACTTGTCTCCGTGAGCCACTTCGGCGGTGGCTTCGGGTTTCGGCTATCGTGACGTTCAGGCCATGTTGCATCCGCTTCCTCGAACGCCGCCCGGGCGAGAGTGTCCACGGCAGCGAATCGCTTGGTACACTGTTCTGTGTTGCAGTCCTTCGGGTAGCGTGGGCACAGCAGGGTCTTGAGATCGGCCAGCGCCTTCTCAGCATCCATCGGCTTACTAATCACATGTTCCTCCAGCATCTGACGCACCAGCAGGAATGCTCGCGCCATCGCCCCCCGTGGCATTCGCAGCCGACGAGCCAACAAACCAGACGCCGCCACCGTGTTGCTATAGGTCGGGCCGCGCTCGTCTCCATCGGCTTGCTGCTCACGCTGCGCCTCCTTTGCGGACCTCGCGCACGCGCGCCGTGGAGTGGCCGGGCCATGCCTTGCAGGTGGGCGTGCGAATCATGCTGTTCGTGTCACCGTGATCTTTCTCGCTAAAGTACGGGCACGATTTATCAACGTCGGCCAGCGCCTTCCTCATACAAACCCCCATCTCTCTAAGCATTCCGGCCAGTTGTTCGACGTTGACCCAACCCACTTAGAGATCCCCGGCACCCTTGCGAACAACCTTTCCGCGTTGTTCCTGATGAACGTCAGGTGCCGGATCTGAAACCTGCTCGGATCATACGAATGCACCTGCCTGAGCACCCTTTCCAGCCTCCTTTGATACGTCGGCGATTCGAAAATTTCCTTTGTATCCCCCTTGTTGATTGCTTCTCTCGCTTCTAGAACCATCGACGACCACCTGACCAGCTTCGCCTTTTTCCTCTCCCGCTCCACCAACCTGTTTGTTGCCACCCTGGTGACCCCCCTGACCAGGTTGAAAGCGAGCGCCGCCAGCCCGATATCCTTGAGCCACTCCGGCCCCAGCACCCTGTACTCGATTCCAATCCCCGGTTCGTGCCCAGCTGGAACCTTGTACCTCTGGAACCTGTACTCCCCCGCCTTCCCGAACACCGTTCTCCGTTCGATCCCCTTGACCCCCTCTACCCCCAGATAGACCCACGGGACCGCACAAAACAGATCCAAATACCGGACAACGAACGAGCACGTCCTCTTCCGCCTCTCCTCATCCGCGAGCATGGTGGTAAGCGGATCCCCTCTCATCGCCGACACGTGGATATGACCCCCCGCAAATCTCTTCTTCGCTAACGGATCCACCCACGCCCCCTTCTCCTCCCACCCCTCATACGCGTTCCTAACTGGCCCGCACCCCGTCCTGACCACATCCTCCGGCGCCCTGCTGAGGTCATCCACGACCTCATAGCTGCTGACCGGTTCCAACTTGTACCCCTCCGGCAGCCTCTTTTCCGCCTGCTGCATCGTGAGGATCGTTACGCTCATCAGCCCAGCGAAGCAACTGATCCCGCCCGGGGTGTTCAGTTCGAGACTGGTTCCATCCCTGAAGAACGAGTCCCGATGCCACTGCTGCTGTTCCGAATAGTACCCCGTGTACTGCGGACTTTCCTTCGGCGGATAGAACGCATGCGCCGAGACCCCCTCCCCGTTCTGATTCAAAACCGCGAGTTCCGCGTCGTGCCCCAGGTACATCGCAGTTCCCCATTTTGACGATCGTTAACCTCAACCCGTTCCCCGCCCACCGGGGGTGGGGGGTCAAAAAGTACGGCTAGGTCTTATCTATGCTACACCGACCTGTACACCACCATGCCAGCGACGCCGCGAACACCAACCAGGCCGTCAGGTAGTTTCCGATGACGATCTGGGTGATGACGACAAGCGTCCCCTCTTGACCCGACACTCAATCGTATACGTGCCCGGCTTCTTGATCCCCATCAAGTTGAAGATCCCTTGCCCGCAAATCTCCTGCCGCCTGCTCCTTCCCCTCCCCCTCGGGGTCAATAGCATCCAGCTCCCTGGCTGATGTGGCCTTTCGTTTCTTTCCAACCTCTCCGCCACCACCACGATCTTCCCCACCTTAGCACCTCCTTTATATGAGAGCAATGCCCCGCATTTTGTCGCACCGCAGCGGGGCTTTACGGTCACAGTTAGCTACCAGCCGGTTTTCGCGGTTGGTTTGAAAAAGCGAGCGCCAAGCGACGCCTTGAGGACAGCACCATCACCACTCGCTACCCACCCAGATTTTGCTGGTCGTCGGCGTCTCTGCTACTGGGACCGACTGTTCGATAGCCACCATGCTTACCGGCCAAAGCCTTGTCCGTGTGGTGCTGTCTATCTCCACCCCGTCTCTCGTCACGCCAGGCACGGGATAACGCGCTGGCAGCACAGCCGGAGGCCAAAGGCTCAACCCGGGTTTTCGGCTTCCGTGACTACCCCGTTCGTCGCCCGGCGGGGGTGAGCCGGGGAAGGGCAGGCTCCGTCCCATAGTCGCCACCTGATCAGGTGGCGCTAACCTTCAGAGCCCTTAGCGACCTCTTCAGTTACCCCCTATCAACCGCAATCCTGACCCTCTTCACGTATGCCTCCTTCGTTTCCGGGTCATCCTGTCTCGGCTTGTGCGCGACAACCGCATCAACCGTCTTCCCAACGAGCTCCGCCACATCAAACCCATCCTTGTCGAACGTCGCTCCTGAGTTCTGAAACAACTCATAAACCGGCACCATCCGATCCGGATACAGGAAGAAATTCGACCACACCCATCGACCAGCGTAACTGATCGTCTTCCCGGACGGGCTCACCCCATAGTTCGTTGGGTGCTCTTCGAGAACAAACCCGACCCTGATCCACGCATACGCCTGGTTTCCGTTCTTATCGACCTTTCCCACGATCTCGCAATTCGTGGGGTCGATATTTGCATCCTTCGGGTACAGCTCCGCCCGCGCAATCCTGGCCCTTCGCGACCCCTCAGGAACCAGGTCCGCAGCAGCTACGTCCTTCAAGTTCACGGCGATCTTCATGATTCTCCTCTGCGCCAGCGGCGCTCTCTGTTGAACCTTTCAGCGGTAAAGCAATCTGTAGCGGTACCCCGACTTTGGCAGCCATCTCGGAGAGCCACTTCTTGCCGTCGTCTGACCTTGCTATCCACTCCTCGATGATCTCCAGGAGTGCCTGTCTTGTTGCAACAGCCGAAACGTCATCTTCCTTCTCACCCTGACATCCACACCCCATGTTACCCCTCCTTGAACACCCGCTCGAGCGTTGCCTGCGGTTTTACCTTCTCCCAGATCGCGGAGAAATCCGGCTTCTCCATCGGCAACAGGGTCCGCCTCGCCTTCGCTGGTGTCCTCCCGTCAGCTTCCGTCAGAAACTTTCTCTCTAAAATCGGCTTCGGTACCCTCCCCGACCGGTCTATCCCGGCATGAATGACACGAAGGAAGAAAACGAAGTTGAATATCCCCGGCAGGATATCAAACAGTTGCCCACTAACCGCCGGTCCGATCTTCCCAATTTCTCCCTCATTCCCTCCCTTATCCGCCTCGTGACTCGTCACAATGACATGACACCCGTTTTCCGACATCGCCAACTCGTGCAACTTCCTGACGATCGAGAGCCCTCTTTCAAAGTAAAGGCCCCAATCCCTCTGTTCCATCAGTTCATGGTTGCTCATCGCCAAACATTCCGGCTTGATGATATTGCTCATGAACCAGCTGAAACTGTCGAACCCGATCGTGGCATACCCCTTCCACGCCGAGGTTGCAAACTCGAGCGCATCCCCGTAACTCCTGATCGGAGCCAGGTCGATCTTTTCCCTCTGCTCCGGCCTTATTAGACCCTCCTTGAACAGCGACTCAAAACCCCCATCCACGTCCCCTATAAGGAGGGGCTTCGGCGCCGTGATAAGAGAGGTCGTTTTCCCATACCCTCCAGGAGATACCAGTAGCACACTCAGATGCGGACTCGGACTATCCTGGAGGGGGCGAATTGCTAAACTCAACGTTTCTCCTTTCCGCTACTGCTTGCAGGTCGGGCAGAGCTTCTTGATCGGCTTCTCGACTGCCGACGCCAGCTGCTCCAGCTTCGGCAACATTGCATGGACGATCCCCGCGACCGCCGCCTGCTTCGTCGTTCCAAGCGCCTTGACCGCCTTCCCGAGCCTCTCGCTGATCCCCTCTGTCAGATACAGCTGCGTCCCGATCGCTGTTGACTTCCGGCCATTGTGATGCGACGCCTGCCGCACCGTGCGGGAGATAACCCTGACCGGCACCTTCCCTCCCGTGAGATTGTTGATCATCGGGTACATCGCTCGCGGAACCGGCTGAAACTTGCTCATTCTGAACCCCCAGGTTTACGCCTCTTCGGGCGTAGAAAGTGAACTACTACTGTTGGAGCCACCAAGACCAGCAGAATCCCGCTGATCATCAACGTAGTCCCGTTCCCTCACCTTGAAGCTTGACCTCGCTGCCTTGATCCCAGCCTGGCAAATCGATAAAAACGGGCACGTCCCCCACGTGTGACATTCATGCGTGTACTGAGGAAAGTGCTCGTCTAGGTAGGCAGCGACCCCTGGGTCCTCTTCACCAGGGAATTCTACCACAGCTTTCTCCAGCCTGTCAAGCTGTTTTTCTGTCTGCCTGACGAAACTTTCCAGCTGGTCTTTCTGCCTCGTGAACGCCTGTCTTTCAAACCAGTCCGCCTTGGTGGACTTCACGACGTTGATAATCCACCCAGCCGGCTGGACCCCTAACTCATTGGCAACAGCCAAGATGTAGCTGGAGCCCTGCTTGTCCACGTAATACTTTGAGTACCAACTCGGTCCCGTTCGTTCCGCCGATTTGTGATCCATGGCCCAGATTTCGTTCGTATCCTTCATCTGGACTATGAGATCGATCCTCGTGAACAACTTATGCCTGCCAACCGGCAGGACAAGCTCCTGCTCCGGAGCCATGAGAACCCTGAATATCGGGTTCCGGTTCCTCCGGCAGTATTCTTCCAACCTGATCCTCCAAGTGGTGTAAGTTTCGGTCACCTCCCCGCTGTTTTTATCCTGATCGCTGAGCTTGAACGCCTCATCGTAGGCCCGGAGCGCGACCCCTGCATCAAATGACTTATACCACCCCGCAAGTCCGGCATGAAGCCAGGTCCCTCGATCCGCCGTCAGCGAGCTTTTCTTGGTCGCGAGGTTATAGAGCCACCTCCAGGCGTATCGCCTCGGGCACTTCTCCAGCTCAGAGAGCCTGGACTGGTTCTGTATCATGATGCTGCTGCCGCCTCCTCCGGCGTCTTGCCCCGCCACTCCTTCGTCGGTAGGATTTCCTCCGCCTTGTCATCATCAACGATCCACGACTTGACGATCTTGAGTTCCGTCTTCGCTTTCCCACACGCCTTGCACTTGATGAGATCCCGGTTGTTGAAGAGCTTCTGGGCTGACTGCCTACTGACCCTCAGCGACCGGTACGCCTTGCACGGGTCCGCCTTGCAATCCGTCGACACCATGAACATGTCCGCCGGACTCTCGATCGCCCTGTGCTCCCCTTTCATGCACGCCTCACAGATGAACGGTTTGGCGCACTTGTCGTCAACCTCTATGGTCACAGCACAGCACCAACAGTTTGCTTTCTCAGCCATGTCGTTTGATCTCCCTAAGAAGCCCGCGAACCGCCTGTGTCTCCCCACTTCTCCTCCACCGCGCCCTCAAGTAAACAAGAAGCGCTTTAGTTTCAGACCGCCTCGAATATTCCTCGATGAGCGGTATGATGTGGATCAGGTTTCTGTGACTATACTTTATTCCGATGGCTCGTTCCCAGGCTGCCTGAATATACGAGCCATCCGTGGTAGTGGAGCCGAAGTCTCCATCGGCTCGAATGCTAAATCCCCCAATCCACGCACGGACACCTGTGTTTGTGGCTCGGACCTTAAGCCTCGCATCCCAGACCCCCGCAGCCCAGGCCCTTCTTTCAGCATCCACGAGACCGCCTCCAAAATGGATCTCGGATACCTCTTCGGATCCAGCAGCAACCTGAGCGTTCCCGGCGCGAAGTCCCTGACCAACAGGATTTGCAGGCCCTCTCTGCCCCCCAACTCGTGCAACTTCGGATCCGAACATAAAACGATCCCGTTAGGCGCCGCCACCGCCCCCGTTCCCTTCCCTCCCCCGATCCTTCTGAGGAACCTCCCACACCTGCTGGCAACATATTCCCCATTATACACCCTCCTGGGGCGTAATTGCCCACTCGCCAGTGAAATCATGATGCTGTGTTTCATACGCCGCACCCCTCCCCGAGAGGGTACCCGTGCCCCTTCCACCGTCCACCCGAGTATTCCCCTCCGTACGAGTAGTAGGCCCGCTTCTGGAACGGCTCGTTCCCAAGCAGCATGAACGGCCCCGCCGGCGTCAGGATCGCCTTCGAGTCGTTGTGGAATTCCATGACCTTGACCGGCCACGTATAGGGGAACTGGCTCGCGTAGATGACCCCCCCGCCCATCTTCGCCGGGAGCGCGCTATAGCAGAAGTCTCCCCTGTTGAGGATGAGCATGGGCCACCTCTGCTTGTGGTTCCAGGTGATAAAGACCCCGTTGTCCATCCAACTGAGCCCCCACCCTTCTGTTGCCCCCGCGACCGCTGCCGCCGCTGCGCTGTCATTGATCGGACCGTCCCCCGGCCGGATCGCCTTGCTGATGATCAGCGGCCACAGGACATCCTTCCAGTCTGTCCAGTGGCCGTTGTGAACCGTCATCTGGTTCTGGAAGATGAATGGCTGACACAGCCCATCCAACTTACCGCCCGAGGTCGCCGCCCGACAATGGAACATGACCCCCTTCCGAAGCGCATCGGCATCCTTCAACTTGTCGATGGCCTCCGCCGGTTGCATGTCGACCCCCTTGGCCAGCCTTCCCTCGTTCTTCGGGGTCCAGCCACCAACCCCGACTCCATCTTTCCCCTGCATGGTGGCGAGGAACTCCAGTAGGTTGATAACTTCCTTCTGCTCCGGGTCAACCCCCGGCGGTATGTATGCCAACCTGCACATTTGACCCCCTTGACCTATCGATCAGTTTGTGTTAGAGTCCTCTCACAACCCAGGCTAGTCGGAGGGGACCCAAATTACCGGGTCCTCTTCAACCCTCGCCTCAGCACGACCCGCGTTAGCAGCAAACTGGTTGGGACGTACCTGGGTCCTCATAGTCCCAGCTCCCTCAGCCGCGTCTTTATGGCCAGTTTCGGCGGCGCCTTCGGATCCGACGGCAAACTTACGTCCGCAAGGGCCGGCCACAATGCCCCCTCCCACGCCTTCTGCACCCTCTGGTCCTTGATAAACGGCTCGATGACCTCCTTGTACAGCCGCTTCTTCCTGTCGCTGGTTTCAACGGTCACCGGATGTTCGATCGCCGCCTGCACCAGACACTCGATCAGCACCCCGTACGCCTCGATTTTCTCAGCAGCGATAACGGCCCCGCCGAACCTGAACTCGAGCAGTCCCTCCCCGTCCTGAAACTTCTTCGTATTGACCAGGAAGTACTTCTCCGGGACTATTTCCCTGAGCTGCCCCGCTGACTGAATGTAGGTAACACGTCGCTTGAACCCCGGCGTGTTAACGGTCCCGAGCCACGCCTCTCCGAACTTCCGACAGTTGTGATTGTTCCACCTGTACTTCGGCTGCGTCCCCAACAGGGCGCTCTGGTGGCGGGCCGCCATCAAGAGAATCTGCTTCACCCCCCTCAGCCCCTGATCGCTGACATCGATGGTGCAATGCAGCCCACACCTGTCGTCCTGTAACCTCCACCCCGGATGTGCCGCCTCCAACGTGACCAGCGGCGCCAGCCCCTTTCCAAGCTCCTCCCCTACCATCTTCCCCGTCCAGGGCGGCGTCGCGATTTCGAAGCCGCAGCTCGAATCCGTTTTCAGATCCCAATACCTGTTATCCCTCGGCGTCCTTCTCCAGTCGATGAAAGACCCTTCCATATCGAGCCCGCTCTTCATCATGACCCCGGCCAGGAAGATCCCCGACTTCTCCTTCCCCGGATCCCAGCACGGATGCCCCGGGCATTCCGGCTTTTCCTTCAGCGCCAGCGCCACCTGTTCCTTGAGACACACCTTGCAATCGCAGGGCTCATTGCTGGCCTCCACCTGACACCTTCCATCGCACCGGCTCAGGTGTTTCTTGCACCGTTCCACTTCCGAGAGCGCCTCGATCGCGCTGCTGCTAAGCTCGATCTCGAACCCCCTCAGTCTGTCCACCCCCTTCACGACTTCGTGCCCGCGAAGATCGCAAACCGGACAGCAACTCACATTCGTTCCTCCTTCACCAGTTAGAATGAGAGCACTAAGCCGGGGGTCCTCCACCGCAACCCCCGGCCTCCACTTCAAGAGCTAAAACCCCAACCCGAGCTTACCGCCGCCCGGAAAGCGCCCTCGCCAGCTTGCGCTGGAAGAGCCGATTGGAGTTCTTCTTGCTGAGCGCGCTCGCCTTATCGGGTGCGAGAGAAGCGAACGCACCATTGACGTTGACCCGAACCATATCCGGGTCAGGCGCCGAGGCAGGTCCGAAATCCTCGATCGCCTTCACGCGAACCGCCAAATCCGTATTACCCGTGGATTTGATGGAATCACGATCCCGCGCCGTGAGCAGGTAAAAAAACTCCGCCCGCGTGTTGATCCCACGCGGGTTCGCCTGGTCCCCGACAACGATCTTGGTTCCGGACCCGTTGCGGACTCCCGTGACCTTGAACAGACTTCCGGGCTTGATCGTCCGGAATCGGTTGGGAATCCCAACAGCCTTGACGACAACAACGTCGCCGACTCTGAGCATCTGTATCACCTCCTTTCTTTTCGATGTGTCTTGCAGACAAAACCGGCACGTACAAATTTCCGTGAACTTCACGTTTCCTCCTCGATGTATCTGACCCTGTACTTTATGTTTGACTCATTGGGCGACTTCCAGTACCCCCAAAGCTTCTGTCCCCTTTGCCAGGCCTCCGAACTGCTCCAGGTGATAGTATACCAGACCTTGGTCTCTCTGCCGTCCGATGCAACAGAGCCGACGATCCCCCGGAGAAAAATGACGCCGCCCCTGGCGACCTCTATCTCTTCCCCCACCGTCGGTGGCGTTCGACACAGCACCTTCTCCCTCACCTGGCCCTCCGCCTTCTGCTATCCCTGATAGCACCCGGCTCATCCGGATCAGGTCTCAGCCAGCGCAGGCTCCAGCCCCACTCTCCTCCCCACGTGAACGCAACCAGCTTACCCACAACCCACCCCCGTCTCTCGTACATGGCTGGCACCTTACTTAAAACGACCTGTATCTCCATCCTGGGCTTTAACTTTAATATGTCCACGACCCTCGCGAGCATCCCCGTTTTCCTGTTCCGGGGCCTCGCGACGATGAGAGCCCCGACTGGCGGCAACTTCTTACACTCCACCATCTTCACGGAGCCTCCTCATTCTCTTGTTCCACTGCCACGTCTCTGAGGTTCCTGGAGCGACCCCATTCTGCCCCCGAGAGTCTTCCGAAAACAGGACACGAAAGACCGGATTCGACCCCCCTTCGATGAGCCCCACCACCACGCCCTTGACGACGTGCCCGAAGATAGAGTAGTACACGATCTCCTCCCCTATCTTCGTCGGCGGCGTTTTACATTCGATCTTCACGGAGCCTCCTGTTACACTCTACGATACCCATCAAGCGGCCATCTTTTACCCGATTTAAAGTTGCTCGAAAACGCGACAAATTAAAAATTATAAGCCCTAGAAACCATCGAGACTTCCTACGACCTGTCTACTCTAGAGACTACCTACAACTTAGTGTACAAAATGTTGCTCGAAAACGCGACAATTTATCGAGAGCCTCATCTAACGTTATCAATGACTTGCGTCGTTCTCCTTCTCTCTACATCATCCCCCTCTCTTTTAAACAACACCATGAATACAGAAAGAAGTCTGTCTGTGTCAATGGTGTTGTTTAGCGGGTAAGCGATAGGGACAAAATCCTCCGTCACTCGAAATCTGCCACTCGAAAATAGTTCTTGACTTCTTGCTTACGATCCCCTATCATTACCGTTGAAAGGAGCCACCATGACCCCACGAGTTCAAATCAACGTTGCCTTCGACCCCGACCTCGCTTTCCGCCTGAAAGCCGAAGCCGACCTCCAAAAGACCAGCGTCGCCCAGCTCATCCGTCGCTTAGTTGCCGAGCACCTCGCAAAGGAGGGTCGCTAATGAAATTCAGGGCCAAGGTCCAAGTCGATCTCGAGCCTAACTTCTACACCCGCATCAAGACGCTTGCGGAGGCGAGCGACCTCACCGTTGCCGAAACCGTGCGCCGCCTTCTCGCCCAAGCAATCTTCGATGCCAAGCCCCTGCTCCCCTACGACGAGGGAAAATTCTGATGAGCAAGGAACGGATGAGCATCTATCTTCCCTCAGGAATCATCAAGCGTCTGGAAGAGGAGGCCACCAAGACCAACACCCCATCTTCAAAAATCATCGAGCAGGCCCTGTGTGCGCGTCTCCCAGATAAGGTCGAGCGCAGCGTTTTCATCGACTTCATCCTCCGCCCCGGCAAACCCGACCCGACCCCGAGCTATCAGAACGGCGGTCGCTGGTTCCTGGAGTGGCTCCTGTTGAAGGAGCCCAGCTGGCAGCAGCACCACCTCGTCATGCTTCCGCGCTGCTGGCCCCTCTCTTTCAAAGAGAGGGAACACCGCTGCGGCGACAACGGCGGCGACTTCCGCTCTTTGCTGGACCACCTCAGCGAACAGCGCCACCCCCTGCACCGCGACGAGGCCACTTTCCCAGCCGACCTCCCCGACCCGACCCTCGAGGAATGGTACCTCGTTTGTAGGATCTTCGATGGCTGCTGCGGCGAGAAGATCCGCCCTCCAAACGGCCATCATTGGGATGCTGCCTGTACTAGTCCTCCCATTCCCATTTGAGTCTTCTCCACCACAGCACTCGAATGAGTCCTGCGTGCCAACTCCTGACTACTCCCGCTCCGCATGCTTTCAGCGTGCTCTCTGCAATCCACCTCGTTTCCCCGAGAACCCGGAGAGGCAGGACCGCCATGCAAAGATAATTCCTGCTGTAAGAGAGGCGCAGCACTAAAATAACTCGAGTCTTATTATCGTTTCCCTTGTACGAGAGAACCGCCCCCCTTTTGACCAGATCCCACCTCTTACAAACAATCATGTCGATCTTTCCGAGATGATTTTAATCAAGCTCCTGAGCTCCCTTTCCCCTAACTCCAACTTCCCATCCTCGAATTCGAGGATCTCAAATGGGCCTGGCGCCCTCCCGGGGCCAAACTTCCCTAACGCTATACTCCACAGCTTCCTTGCCGTGAGCCCGGCCCGATACCTTTTCTGCCTCAACTCACTCCCCGTCATCTGTGACCTCGAGCCAAACCACCCTCCTCTCTGACATGTCGCATTCAGCAATAGCGAGTCCGCTGACGAACCGAAACAGTCTTACGCAGAGGGCTCCGTTTTTTTTCCTGTGAGAGGGCTCCGAGACTATAATTTCTTTAACTATGTCACTGGTCACATCTCCGAGGGAGCCGTGCAATCGATCCCCAACCTTGACCCTATTCGGATTATAGCAGCGCTCACCCACCCTCGCCTCCCAGATCCCCGTACAGCGACCCTACCTTGACCTCCTGGTCGACATTGAACGGCGAGAACGCCTCGACTTCATACGAATCCGGAACCTCGTCCAGATCCCTGACAACCGCCTCGCACCACCTCACGACAATGACCTTGCTCGAGCCCTCAACCACCATGGGAGAGCTCACCTCTACATCACCGAGCTTGAACTTGACCCTATAAAGCCCCATCTGGATCCTCCTTGAGGTTCCGACCCAAAAAGTAGCCACCAGCGACGGACTCGAACCGCCGCCTACCGTCCACCAAGACAGCACCCTCTTCCGGAACAGTTCGCCTAAGCGGAGGTCCGGCATGAGGTGTAAGCCGCTCTCTCAGTGGTGGCTACCGTTCTCCGGTGGCTACTTTCTGGATCGGATAAACCACAGGATCGTATATTCAACCAGCAACCCGATCCCCATCACGACCGTTATCGCCAGTTTCATCGCTCGGCCCCTCCGGCTGCATCCCCTCACATTCCTCGACGACACCCTCGACTGCCGTCTGCGCTTCTTCGGCGTGCTTCAACTTCTCCGGCCATCCCGGCGTGTCCAACAGCTCAACCAATGCCCTGATCGCGTCATTGATGAGCATGAACACGTACGCCTTGGCGTCGGCCTCGTTGAGAGGCTGATGAAGGCCGAACTCCTCTTCGACTTGCTCATCCGCGAGGATCTCAACCTTCTGATGGCGTCGCTTTTTCCTGTGCCTCCCCATCCTCCATCTCCCTTTCTCTCAGATACGCCCAGTCTGAGCTCTGCCCCCAATGCAAATATGCAGGATCTCCAGGATACCACTGACTTTCTTTGCTGGCCTCCACGAAAGTCCCGTGCACTTGACAAAGTTCCGGATCGCTTCGGATGCTGTCAACCCGGATCCTCCCCCACAGCCTCTGGTCCCGCCTGCTGACTATCCTGACTATCTCCCCGAGCTTCTGAGGCCTGGTCCGACACAAAACCGTTTCCTTCATCTCGCCCTCAGTTGTTGAGAGCGGAGGCCTGCCTCGCGTGAACCGGAGGCCCATATAGCTCTGCGTTCCAAGCCATCAGCACGATGATGATCGCGAGCGGCGACAGTTCCCTGTTCATCTTAGCCTCCTTTAGAGGAGTATGAGAACGACGACGACGACCAGGATAGCGGCCTCTAAGGCATCCTCGTCGCTCACCTGCTTACCACAACAACGACCCACACTACGAACGCGAGCAACATCCACGCCAGGATTGCCGCCCCCGTCAGATTCACGACCTTCCTCATGGCTCCTCCTCCTCCCTGCTTCGCCCAGCGATGAAATCCTCGACCTGCTGCTCTTCGCTGACAGCAGCATCCAGCGCGATATGACAAAGACACTCACACCCCTTTGTGTACCCCGAGCTGATCGCGATACAGATTCGATGAGTCCCCTGCAAGCAGGAGATACTGAGCCTATGACCATTATCGAGCATTCTCAGGCCCCTCTGGCCCCACGTACGTCCCAACCAGACAAGGACACGCGAAACTGATGGTTGGGACCGCCATTTTCTCAGCCCTCCGTTACCAAAACCACCCGCCACCTGCTTTCTCTTGGCTTCCTGACCCTGTTGAGCCTTGCCGTGAGCGTCTTGAGGATTCTCCCCGTTCTCCCAAGCACGACCCTTCTCCCATCCGGGAGCGTTGTAGTCGACCTGACCGACCTGGATGAGTATCTGTTATGGTGGGAGCGTTCCGATGGCAACCTGTTTGAGACTGTTTTCCCGGTCTCCGGATCCACTTCTCGATCCCTGCGATTCTTCTCCTTGAGCAGCGCCGCAGTCGCGGTCCGCCCTGGCATGGAGCCTTGCGCCGGCGGCATTTTGGCCGTCCCGACCGGCCTGAGCACTCCGCGACCATGATATGCTCCATACCCATCATCGACATCTTCCGGATTGAGCTGCCAAGGCGGAGCGTCCTCCCAGTAGAATTCTCCATTCTCCTGGACGAGGACCCGCGAGCGCTGGAGTAGAGGAACCCGCAGCTCCATTGCCCTCTTGTACATTTGGAGTGTGATCTTGTGCACGTCTCATCTCCTGTGACGAGCAGGCCGACGTTAAACGACGCTCAATGACGCCCTCACGTTCGTCAAGCGACTGATCTCAGGCCGGTGCGGGCTCAGGAGAGTCAAGTGCTTCCGTGAGGGCGTCACTCAACGTCGTTATTCCGAGATCAGATCCCTAACCTCGATGAGAAGCTCTCCGGCGCGAGGATTCCGACAATCGGCGCCCTCGTATCCGTGCCTTGCCTCCCATTCGACGATTTCCTCGACCTCCTCAAGGAGTTGTCTGGCTCTTCTGACGCGCTCTGCTCTGCTCATCTGGTCTTCTCCTTAACAAACGCTCGCTGAAAACAAAGGACGGGGGACGCCATGGTGGCCGTCCCCGATCCTGGATCGGAACCTACCCCTCCGTCTCGAACAGTGGCCGGATCGTCGTCTTTGACTTGCGCGCCGTCTTCCCCTGACCCGTCATTTCGGCCAGTTTGGCGTCGTTTTCCGCCACGGCTTGCACGAGTCTGGCGCCGAAATCCACGAGCGACTCGCCGTCCTTGTCCGCCGCTGCAGCTTGCGCGAGCCTTGCGGCCGTCGGGACATTGAGTTTTGCGACCGTGTTCCCACTGGCGTCGAGCACATGCACTTCGCGCCGTAGGATCTCCGTTTCCGACCCTCCTGCCGGAGTGTACGTTCCGATCCCTGCCTTGATCCTGATCCTCAACATTGGCCTTCTCCTGCCGATGTTTCGGATCTCCCCCTCGCGAGATCGCCCGTTTGGGGAGACCCGCAGGGAATCGGTGCCCTGAATTGTCAGAGAGCAAAAACACGCTCCGGGAGCGGCCTACTGCGCTCCCTTCACAGTACCACCACAAGGGGGTTCAAGCCGACCACCCTCCCATAGGCGCGCGCGGCTAGAACCAAGACCGCCGACTATTTACTGATCAGAAATGAATGGGACTAGGTCTTAGCCACGATAGCCAGGCGCATGGGGAGGATCGGCGAGCTGCGAGGAAGGCTAAAATGGGGGCAGGGTTGGGACGTACCTGGGGTGTACCGATTCTCTGCATAGAAAGGACTTGACTCAGGAGGCGGATTCGTGGTATAAATAGATCCCTCCCCGAAGCTACTCCGTCGTGGGGTAGCGCCACCGGCTCGGCAAGCCTCCGGCTGGGTCGGTGGTCTTCGGGGGTTGACGTTTGGAGGCTGGCGGGGTAGAAATGAAGCGACTGCGGCTGGTTGGGGTGTTGCTGGGGTTGGTGCTGGGTGGACAGGTGTGGGCAGCGACCTACTACGTCGATGCGACCTGTCCGACTGCTGGCAACGGGAGTTCCGCCTCCTGCCTCTCCAGCCCGACGACAAACAACCCGAAGAAGCTACTGGCAGACGGTATCGGGCTGCTCTCTGCTCAGGATGACGTGCTCAACATTCGCGGAGTCCACTCCACTCACGACAACTGTCCCGGCAATACCGAAGGCCGCTATTTCGGCGACAGGTTCTCGATCACGGGCAAGAACGGCGCGAGTAGCCACCCCATCATCATCCAGAACAACGGCTTCACTGGAACGCGCGGATCTGGGGAGCCTGTCTATATCGACGGGACCGAGGATCTTGGCGCCTGGACCCAATGCTCCGGTACGGCTGGCTCCTGCAACGCACCATGTAACGGACTACCGAGCTCCATAGCCTGCAACGTCGTCTGGTACGTTGCCGGGTCCAGCTTCTCCGATTTGGCGATTGGGGCGCAGCGGCCGGATGGCCAGATGACACGGCGCGAGATCGGGCTCGCTGGCATCACCGCCCAGTGGGAGAGCTACAGCGCGCAGACAACGGGCACGAATATATTCGTCTATTGGGGAACTGGAGCCGACGCTCCAGGTGGCGCATCCAACTCGCGCCCTTACGTCTTCACAAACAACAACGGCGTTGGCTTTGAACTGGGCACGAGTTCCTGGATCACGATCAGGGGTGTGACGTTTCGCTGCCATCGCAGAGCAGCGATTCAGTTGTTGAGTTCGGCAACGAACATCGTCATCGACGGCGCGACGATTCTATATAATGCTGATAAGTTCAATTCTGGGAGCGACTATGGGGTTGGCTGGGTGGTATTGAACGGCGGTCAGGCAACGCCTGTCACGATCAAGAACAGCGAGATCGCCTATACCGGGAGCGAGGGCATCCACACGACCGCTGGACCTACAGGAACACCGCTGGTAGTTACGATCACCGATAACTGGATCCACGACTTAGGCGATCCGACGGTCATGGGCCCGGGTAGCAGCGGAACTTCTTCGGGCATGATCCTTGCCTATGAGGTCAACGGTGGCGTCCTGCACGGAGACAGTACCGGAAGCGTTGTCAGCGGGAACTTGATCGAGCGGACCAACAATCCAGGGGCGCACCCTGGCCAGGGAATCGTCATAGAGAAATCCTGGGGCTGGATCGTTCGGAATAATGTCTTCAGGGATGTAAATGCTGGGTGCATCAAATACGACCATACACTCGACTCTGGATTGGGATCGCTCGGCGACAACATACAAATCTACAACAATCTCTGCGATAATCCTGGAGATAGCGGGCTCATTGTGGAGACAGCTGCTAGTTCTCTCTGCAAGGTCAGGGACAATAAGATTTACAATAACACGTTCTATGTTCCCGACGGCATCAAGGCTATTGAACAACGCTTTGGAGCCGGTTCAGTTGTCACCGGGAATATATTCCGAAACAATATACTTTATTCAGATGGAAGTCAACAACTAGTGGCTTGGACTTCGTCTGGAGTGTTCCAGAATAACATCGTTAAGTCCGCTACGAGCGGAACTCTGATTGCGTTCAATGGAGCTAACAAGACGTGCGCGCAGACGATAACAAGCGCTGATGTAGACAACGATGGTACAGGCAACGACAACAACAAGTGCGCAGCCCCGGGATTCGTCAACATCTCGACGGGAGATTTCCACCTCAAGGCGGTCAGCAATGCCCGCAATGCTGGTACGGCTACCGGGATGCCATCCGGGAGAACAGCGGACATTTGCAACGGGGTGGATTTGTTCTATAATGATTGTGAGGCGCAGCAAGGAAGCGCGTGGGACATCGGCTGTGATGAACGCCAGTAGGTGGAGGGGACTATGACCTATGCGGATCTGGTCGACCTGATCCAAACGGTCCAGGATACGATCCTGGAGAACACCGTTGATGTTGATGATAGGATGGCGCTCTCTGCTGCCCGCGCCGCAGTCCAGATCCTCATCGACGAGGGAGCGTTGGATGTCGAAACCTAACGACAATCTGCTTCAGGAGCTCCTCGAGCTGATCGGAACCGAGAAACTGCCGCAGATGTCGACCGAGGATATCAATGAGCTCCTGCAAAAGGGAGTCCCGCTGGCGCTGCGGGAGCAGCTGAACCTGATCACGGGACCAACCCAGGAGCGCGTCAAGGCGTGGATGATCAAGGAATGGTTGGACCGTAGCGGCTTCACACCAGTAACGAAGATCGCGGTGGCGAAGAAGATCACCCTGGATGATAAGACGCTACGTATCCTCCAGGCCATTTCGGAGGAAGATGACACAACCATCGATACAGACTTTGAAGTTTGCGAAAAAGCTCGGCCAACAGTTGAAGTTGGATCCGGACCTGATCCGGCACAACCTGAGGTTGAAATGCAGGAAGTCGCTCTACTTTCTGAACAAGGCGGTCCTGGGGTATCAGGACCTGACCCGCGACTTCCATCTCAGGATGTGCAGGTTCGCCCAGGACCCGACGATCCGTCGAAGGCTGGGTGAACATCCTCGGGGACATTTAAAGAGTACAGTTTATTCTAGAGGAAAGCCGACCTGGCGTCTGATCCAGGAGCCAGATCCGCCGCGTTTCTGGGGCCCGCTCGAGCGAATGCTGCTCGTCATGAGCGGCGGCGACGTTGCTGCCATCCATCTGGGCGAGATCGAGCACCACTTCGAGGGGAACGTCCTCCTGCGCTGGCTGTTCCCGGAAACGATCCCGGAGGATATGCACAAGGCACTCTGGAACCAATCCGAGATGCGCCTCGGCAACGCCCCCGGCTCCGAGCCCAACATTACCGCAATCGGCGTCGGCACCAAAGTTACTGGTCGTCACTTCACCGGGATCATCGAGGATGACCTCATCGATGAAACCTGTGCCGAGTCCACCGTTGAGGTCCCCCGCCGCATCAGCTGGCACCAATACGCCTTCCCGCTTCTCGAGGTTCCGGAGCGGGATTGGATCGATACCGTCGGTAACAGATGGGGCAGGATCGACCTGAACGGGTGGATCCGGGAGCATGAACCGGAATGTAAGGTGGGGCCGGATCGAACCGCGATTCTTCCCGATGGAAACAGTCTGTGGCCCGAGCGGTTCCCCACCGACGAGCTCGCCCGCCTCCGCATCAAGCTCGGCCCCTACAAGTTTGCTTGCCAGTACATGAACGATCCACGCGATTCCGACTCCGCCGCCTTCCACAGCAGCTGGCTCCGTTATTACGAGGAAGGAATCGACGCGGAGGGAAAGGAGGTCCTGATCCTCGAGGACGGCGAGATGATCCGAACGGAGGAGCTCTTCTCCTACATGGTCGTCGACCCAGCCGCGACTCCCGGAAACCGCGCCGACCGGACCGCCATCGTCGTGACCTCAACTGATGCTCAGGGACGCATCTTCGTCCGCGATGCCATCGCCCTCCGCAAAGACCCGTTCGAGTGCCTCATGGACGTCTACAAAGTGTGGAAGCAGCGCCGCCCCCCTCAAATCAACATCGAGGCCGTCGCCTTCAGCCGCCTCCTCCAGAAACCCCTGGAATGGTACGGCAAGTCCAAGGGTGACTACCTGCCCGTCGTCCCGATCTCCGGCTCCAATTCGACCGGCGCCAAGGAATCCCGCATCAACCAGGTCGTTGGCGAAACTTTCGCCTCCGGCCGAGCTTTCATCAGGCGAAATATGGTAGACTTCATTGATGAGTACACATGGTTCCCGGACAAGACCAGCCCCCGCGACCTCCTCGACGCCTACGCGCTCAGTCAACAGGTTTGGATTTTCAGCGGATCCCGCGCCTTCAAGCCAAAGTCGGCGGATGAGTGGTATAATGCAGCCTTGAAGGCTGGGATGAACCCGCTGACGGGGTACTAGTTGGGACGTACCTGGGGCTCACCTAAAGAAAGGACTTGACATGATGGGTATACTTGAGGTAGAGTCCTATGAGCGATGACGTGGAAATTGGATACCGCGACACTATCTACGAGGGGCCGATGCGCCGACATGTTGGACGACAGATTGGCTTCCTCGCAACATGGGAGAACCGAGTGCCAAAAGTAAACGGTAAGCATTTCCCCTACACCAAAGCTGGAAAGGCCGCAGCTAAGAAGGCCATGACCAAGAAGAAAGCGATGAAGAAACTGAAGGAGGCCCGCTGATGTTTCTGACTGTTATCGGATACATCGTCGCTGCCGTGATCGGATTCTTCGCCGGTTATTCCTACCGGGGCTCTAGTGCGGATGAGAAGAGGAAGGCTAGGTCTTAACTAGCTATGCCATACAAATCAGACGCTCAACGCCGGAAGTTTCACGCCATGCTCAGGCGCGGCGAGATCAGCAAAAAGACCGTCGACGAGTTCGATCGAGCATCCAAGGGTAAAAATCTCCCAGAGCGCGTCAAGAAGAAACTCAAGAAAGCCCGCTAGTGCTCTGCCCCGTCTGCGATGGTCCCGTTTCCGAGATCAACTGCAAGCTGATCTGTCAGCGTTGCGGTGCCATTATCTCTAACTGCTCCGGAGACTGAGTGGCCAAATCCAAGAAGACCGCTGAGGACCTCTACAAGCAGTTCCCGCTGACCAAGGAGCAGGAGACCCGGGTCGTGGCCCACTTCTCCACCGAGGTCAAAAAGGCCAAGGCCAACCGGCGCGACCTCGAGGCCCGCTGGGAGCGTGCCATCAAGCTCCATGAGGGTCGGCGCGACCCGAAGAACTTCCCGACCAAGAACGCCTCCAACGTTAATGTTCCCATGGTCCCGACCCACAGCGCCGCGATCCACGCCCGCTTCATGACTTCCCTGTTCGGGCAAGACCCCCTCTGGAAAGTCCAGCATCGCCATCCCGACTACCAGGACTTCGCCGAACAATTCACCGAATACCTGGACTGGGGGCGCACCGAACAGTTCCCCGTCTACCGCGCCATCCGAGACTTCAGCTACGACGCCGTCAAGCTTGGTCTTGGAATCCTCAAACTCTCCTGGCTTCGCCGCCGTGGCGTCGAACTCCACTACGACGAGAAATTCGACATCGTTGAAGACGAGATCCTCGTCGAGGATCGGCCCCATGTTGAATCCATCCAGCCAGAATACTTCGTGTGGGCCGACGGTTCAACCGACATCCAAACCGCCCCATGGATCTGTCACATACGCCCGTTCACCCCGGGCCAGCTGGTCAAGCGCGCCAAATCCAAGGAAATCTTCAATCTCGAGGAAGCGTTAACAGGCGCCCGCATCCCATTTGAGCGTGTCGAGCAGGCCCGTGACGAAACCGCCGGCCTTCTCCCGCGCTCTTCCGAGATGATTACCACCCATGAGCTCTGGGCTCGCTACGACATCAACGATGACGGTGTCGAGGAAGAGATCCAGCTCGAGATCGAGCCAGAGGGTGGCACCGTTCTCCGCTGCAACGCCATTCCATTCTTCCACCGTCGCCGTCCCTTCGTTATCGGCCGCCTAGAGGTTATCGAGCACCAGATCGCTGGTCTTGGAGTCGCTGACCAAATCGGTGACATCAACGAGGAAGTCAACACGATCCACAACCAGTTGATCGACGCTGCCAACTACTCCAACCTGAGCATGTTCAAAGTTCGCCCTGGTACCCCAAGCTGGGACGCTATGGAAGACCTCTATAGCGGCAAACGCATCCCTGCCCTCCAGGACACCGACGTCATGCCCATGCCCATGGGCGACTTCAAGGTACAGGCCCTCGCCCTCGAGCAGAACGCCCACGCCATGGCGGAGCGCCGCACCGGAGTTTCCGACTTCAGCGTTGGCCGGGAGCCCTCAGCCAGTCGCCGTGGAACGGCGACCGGCACCTTAGCCATCATCCAGGAGGGCAACAAGAAGTTCGACTTCCAGGTCCGCGACATGCGTGACGCCCTTGGCGAAGCCGGCCTCATGATCGCCAGCATGATCGACCAGATGAACCCGGATGGCCTCATCCAAGAGGTTCTAGGTCCGGACGGCGTCGCCATGGAACGCCTTCGGATCAACTTCCCCCGAGACGTCCCCCTTCACAAGGCCGTTTCCGTTGAGGTTCTCCCATCCAGCGCCGCCGTCAACCGCCAGATCCAACGCCAGGACGCCGTTTCCCTCTACCAGCTCTGGACCAACTTCGCTCAACAGGCCGCCCAGCTCGGTTTCACCGTCCAGCAAATGGGCCCGATTTCCCCGCCCCTCCTCGAGCTCATCGCCAAGTTGGGGAAGGGCGCTGAGGTCATGCTTTCCGACATTCTGGTTTCGTTCGAGAACCGACACAAAGACGAGTTAATCCCCCAACTGGAGGACATCTACAATGAGATCGGAGCTCAAGGCGCGCAGCTCGCGCAAGGTATTCAAGCGCTCGGATCGATTGGAGCCGGCTCGCAAGGCGGACAAGGCGTATTACAACAGGAACAGGGACAAAATCCTCAAGCGAATCAGGGAGCACCGGGCCAAGCACCCGGAGGGCCCGCGCCTGTCCGCTAGAAAATGGTGGTACAGGAAAAACTATGGGATGTCGATCGAAGATTATGAACGACTGGTTGAAGCCCAAGGAGGTGTTTGCGCCGCCTGTTTTGGGCCTCCAACCAAATTCAACGGAAGCGGTAAATCCGGTTTTCATGTGGACCATAATCACAGAACTGGTAAGACCAGAGGACTTCTTTGTAGTGCCTGCAATCAGGCGCTTGGGCTGCTCAAAGAATCGCCAACCAGGATTGAACGACTGTTGGCCTACATAACAAAACATGAGCCGATCCTCTCTCAAAGAACTTAGCTTGCACCCCGGTTACAGAGACCTCTTGAACCTCTTCAAGGCGCAGGAGGACCTGGCCAGGGACAGGCAGTTAACGGTGGACAGCAACCTCCCGGCAGCGGAGTACAAGGGGGAGGCCCTCCGCCTCAGGGGGCAGGCGGAGGCCTGGGCTAGGGCTCAGGTCCTCCTGGAGGAAAAACTTAGCTCTTGACACACCTATCAACTTGTGCTATAATCCATGGAGACTCGTATGACTGACACCCAGACGCCCGAGCAGAAAGCCGCCGCCGACCTCCAGACCAAGGTCGACGACCTAACCAAGACCCTCGAGACCCAGAAATCAACCCTCGACGGCCGCATGGCCGACACCGAGCGCCAGCTCGCCTTCGCCCAAGGCCAACTCGCCGCGATGTCCAAGCCAGCCACCGAGACCGCCGAGGAGCCCCTGAGTTCCGAGGTCGTCCTCAACGACCCCCAGAAGGCGCTCGATGACCACTGGACCAAGCGCGCTAAGCCCTTTATCGACGCCAGCTTCGACCGCGAGGCCAAACGTGAGCGTAGCCTCCTCGAGGTAAAGCGTTCCGAGGACGTCAAGAAATTCGGTAAGGAAGTCGACCAGATCGCTTCCCGCATGTCCCCCGAGGTTCTCGCCCAGCCAGGTACCTACGAGGGCCTCCTGGATCTGATCAAGTCCAAGCACACCGACGAGATCGTCAAGGAGCAGGTCGCAGCTGAGGTTGCAAAGTATCAAGCTGAGGCCGCCCGTTCTGCAACCGCCTCGACTCCTTCTCCTGCCCCACCGAATCAGCCCAAAGCCGAGGACATCAAGTTCGAGGACGGCCAGATGCACGTCCTAAAGAAGCTCGGTATCGACCCCAAGCGGGCCGCTGACATCACCAAGGACACCAGCTATGACGGCGTCCTTATCACCGGACCAGGAGGAATTCACTGATGGCCGATACCGACAAGGCGATGACCATTCCGAAGGACCTCATGGACCCCAACTACGTCTACATCTGGGGCCACGAAAACGATCGCAGCCGTGTTGAGGCTCAGCTGGACGGCTACGTTGACGTTGTCACGAGCGACGAGAGCGGTAAGGCTTTCAAGGGCTACCCGCTCGAGAAGCCTGATGGCCGCCTTCGCCTCGGTGACGCTGTTCTCATGCGCTGCAAGCGTGACGTTGCGGAGGCTCGCGATACGGCCAGAGTCAAAAAGGCAAACGAATGGGTCAAACTGGTTCGGGAAGAGCACAAAGCGGAAGGCGCCCGGCTTGGGATTCAAGCCTACACTGAGGACACGCCCTAATGACTACCACCCGGCTTTCCCAGGCAAGGCTCCTCGACCCCGGCCTGCGGACAATTTATAACGACGAGGACGCCATGTTCCAACAGGAGGGTCCTCAGTTCGTCAAGGTAGACACGATGAACGAGCCCTACCTGACGGACTACAAAATGGCCTTCTTCGGCCTTGTCCCCCAGAAGCCAGAAGGGGAAGCCGTCACCTACGACGACACGATCCCCGGCACGACTGTTCGCTACGACCCGACCGCCTACGGGCTTGCCTTCCGTGCCACCAAGGAAGCCGTTAGGGACGAGCGCTACGGCCAGCTTAAGCGGATGACGATCCACCTTAACCGCTCCGTCAATCAGACGGTCAACATCCTCCAGGCAGCCGGATTCAACAACGCCTTCTCGACCAGCTTCGTCGGCTTCACCGCCGGTGAAGCCCTGTGCTCGACCGCCCACGCCCTCCTGGGCGGCGGTACCTACGCGAACCGCCCCTCCCCGGACGCCGTCCTTTCTATTGCTGCTTTGCAGGCCGCGAAGATCCGCATGGAGAAGACCGTTTCTGAGCGCGGCTTCAACACTCCGCTATATCCAGCCAAGCTTGTAATTCCTACGGAATTACAATACACGGCCGAGGAGATCCTCAAGGCTCCGACCCTTCCCTACACCAATGAGAACACGATCAACGTTCTCAAGGGTGCGTTCGGCTTCCAGGTCTGGCACTTCCTGACCGGTACCAAGGTCTGGTTCCTGATTGCCAAGGGCGGCCACGACGTTCAGTTCTTCTGGCGCGACAAGCCGGAGTTCACCAGCGGCGACGACTTCGACACCGGCGACTCCAAGCACAAAGTCTACTTCCGTTGCATGGAATCTCGCTTCGGAACGTGGCGCGGTATTGATGGCAGCAATCCTCCGTAACCCAACCCGCCGAGGATCGATGAGATCCTTGGTATTTCAAGCCTCGGCGATGACCCGAGGACAGAGGTAAGACAGTGGCTCAGACTATTCTTGATCGTCACATGCGAGTTGTCCGCACCAAGACCGGTGGATCTCCGGTTTGTCAGGCATTCGTCGCCGGAGAAGCTCTTGTTGCTGGAGACGTTGTCGTCCTGAAGAACTCCGACAATAAGGTCTATCGGGCCGACGGTACTATTTTGGTCACCGCCGGTACCAATGATCGAATCGATGTTTCCGATCTGACCATAGCCGGAGAAGGCGTTCTTGCCGGTCTTTCGATGGGCAAGGCGGCTACCGGCGACACCGTTGTGGTTGCCCTTGCCTGTAACGAGAACATCTTTGAGGCTAACTACAACTCGACAGTTGATGGTACGACTGCTGTTGCTAACGTTCTGGATGTCACCGACGTTGGCCAGCCTGTCGCCATCGTTCTCCTAGACACCGGTTACTTCATGATTTCGGACAATGAATCCACCGAAGGCGTCGGCTATGTTCTCGAGGCCGGCTATGGTTTCGCTGGAGAATCTGTTGGAGCTGGTCATGGCATCATGGGCGACACCAACGCCAGAGTCCGCTTCTATTTCAGTGATGCCCTGATCCGCACCGGAACCGGCCTACTCCTGTACGGAGGATAACCAGTGGCCTACCTCGACCGTCACCTCCAGAGAACCTCTGAACGTGGTCCGTCGGCAGGTTCATACGACACCATCGTTGCGTATCTACCGACCAACGCCTCCACCTTTAAGTTCAAGATGCCCTATGCTGGCCGCCTCCAGGAGATCAGCCGTTTCGCCCGAACATCAACTGCCGGAACCTTGACGGTTGCCAACGGTACGACTGCTGTCACCTGGCTCTCTGCTGCCTCCCTGACCGCTGACACCGTCAACGTAACCAGCGCCGACACTCTGACAACTGCCGGCTCCCGTGAATGCGCCAAAGGCGACCAGATCAACATCACCGGCGGTGGTACCTCAGCCGACGTCGCTGTTGTCCTAACCTTCTGGGTTAAGGACCACGTTGCCGCAGCCAACGCAACGCCAACCGTAACCGATGAAGCCTTCGATTAAGGAGCCTGCATGGGCGCGATTCTTAAAGGTCCTGGACATGCTCAAAGGATCTCGGTCAACGGTAACGCCGGGGCCGTTATAACCGTCGATTTCACTGCCGTTCCCACGACCGGTACCCCTTGGCGGATCCTTCCATGGGGGCAGATTTCTATTCGTCCCGTAACTGGTGCTGTTCGTTGTGCCTGGTATTCTGGAGAGATCGAAGCCGGCCGTTACTTTGTCGTCCCCGCCGGGGCTGTTCGAGACATAGAAGGCCCAAACTCCGCCCACACTCTTTATATGCTCATGGACGGTGTCGGGGCCGACACTGTCGAGGTAGAGGTCTTTGAGTGAGACGACGTTGGCCCATACTTGTTTTCGTTCCACTTCTTCTGGCTGCCTGGTGGGGTTCGACCGGCTTCAGGCGATCAGATACCGGTGAGATTTCTCCATCTGATGAAGAGATCGCCGGCAGTTTTATTGTGCCGGACTGTCCAGCAGATGTAAGTGCCTTTCGGTTCGGCGCCATCTGCAAAGATCAATCGACTGGAAAAATAAGAATCCGAGACGCAGCCGGCCCGAGGGATCTATGAAGCGGTTCCTGAAGTGGGCTGGTATTATATCACTGGTGTTTCTACCTCGTCTCGCGATGGCTAATGCCTGCGCAACCGTAGCTGCATGTGCAACGACTCCATGTGACTGGAACACTGCTGGATCGTGGACCTCCTGTGGAGGGGTCGTTCCACTTTCAACCGACACCTGCTCGATTGGTGCAACCCACACCGTCATTCTGACAACCGATGCCAAGGCATGCGGAGCCACGACCATTGATGGCAGTCTCATCTATGACGAGGCCTCAACAGGTCGAGATGCTAACGGCTATCGAACGCTGACCATTACCGGAGACCTAACGATAAACTCGACTGGTATTCTCCGTATGCGGGCTGGTCATCGACTCGGTTTCAACACGACGGCGACAGCCAGACTCCTGAAGATACAAAATGGTGGCCTTCTCGATATCCAAGGCACGGTCGTCGAAACGACGATTGCCGCCTTTGTCGATGCAGATGCTGACACCGACTGCGCCGCTGCTGGTACTGTTGGTAGAAAGTTCACGATTACTCCAGCCGTCGGAATTGACTCGGCCAAGAAAACCGGTCGAGTCGTCTTTCAATCTGGTAAGGCCCGAAACCGATCATACGAGATTAGACTGGTTGGTGCTTCAACCTTCGCAGTTTGTACCGATACGGCTGATGCAACTAGTGGATCTGATACTACTGGTGGACAGCGGCTGACGCCGCACGCGAACCGTGCTTTCTACTGTACCGGTGCTGGCGCCCCGGTTGCTTGCTGTACAGGCGCCAACGCCGGTGCAACCTGTCCAGTCCGTCCGGTCAGTCAACACAACGAGCCAGCAGCCTACGGCAACTCCGAATGCACCGCCGCTCTCACCCCCTACCCATGCTGTACCGGTGCCAGCACAGGCTTCTGTATAGCCGCGCTTCCTGCCGTCGGCGATTCGATCGCCATCGTCTATGATGCCGCTCTTTTTCAATCGGCTGGATCTAACGGATATCGAATCGAAGGAGACCTTGGTGTTGGCAACTCTCCAATGCCCGTTTTTCAGGCTGTTAATGTTGCTAACACCGGCAGTCCGACAGTTAACGGATCTAATGGAGTTGAGGTCAATGCCTTCTCCGGATCAACGAAAGTTACTGATCTCGCTTACATCAATTTTCATGATTACAAAGGGCCAGTTGACGGTTGGATGTACAGAGGCGTAAGAAACTTCAAGGTTCGTTGGAGTGCTTTTCATGATGTGACAACCGTTGCTGGCCAAGCAACACAGACAAATACGAACGCGACACTGGCCTTCCCACAATTCAACGGAGTCAGTTCCGATGGTGTACAGGTTGTAGATTCTACCTTTTATCGTAATCAAGGCGTCAATTTACATCCTAATGAAGGAGCGGCTCTGCCTGCAATCAATAATAAAATACAGCGTAACCTATTCTTTGAGGGATGTATTTCCAACTCGGAATGCTTTTATCTCCAGGGAGACGCGTTGTTTGGTGGAGATATCAGTCTGAATACTGCCTATGATCTCTATAATCTGGGCGGTACCTCGGGGGCATCCTTAAATGCTGCCGGGGTCGGGGCCGCTGTATATGATAATTGGATCGTTAATTCTGGTGCTGGTCTAACCGGTACGTTCTATCCAACCGACCCAAACTCGTCATATCAAGGTACAGGATTTACTCATAATTACATTAGCAACATTAAAGGGGGAGCCCTATTCACTGGTAATTGGTATGGAAACTTAGTAAAGAACTTCGGGCTCGCCCAAACACTCGAGTTGGGCGGAGCCTCACTGAATCCGATTGTGGCCAAGGGTAACTTCTTTATCGGCGCCGAAACTGCTATTACATCCTCTGCAGACTGTACAGGAAGCAACATCTGTGGTCGTGTCGGCATATATTTCCAAAACAGTACTGGCAATACGAATGCCAAAGCCGTCACCATGTCGGACAACTTCATCGTCGGTCTTAGTGGGACTTCATCAGGAACATACACCTCCGGGCGCTGTATCTTATTCGACGGCGCGAACTATAGTGGGGGCGGGGCCGGCGGTATCAATATGAACTATAACGCAACAATCGACCACATGACCTGTGATGGTCGTGGGGCATTTGTCAGAGGGGTCGGCTTCTCGCAATATCCAGACACCGTAATGACTGGAACAATCCGTGATCTCGTATCTGGGTTCAATTCTAACGATACCTATTCGGCTTGTACACCGGATGCCGGTCCAGTCGAAGATTTTGACAATGTGTACTCACTTTTAACTGCCGTTACAGCTGAAAGTGGCGGCGCAGCGGGGACTAATTGCACCGATTCAGGCATTCTGACACGATCTCCTGCACTCGGGTATATCAATCGTCTTAGCGCTACTCGACCGAATTACAACCTCGCAGCTGGGTCGCCATTGCTGACTGCTGGGGCGCAGCCCGCCGGTAGCGCGATCGGATCGCGAGCCTTCCGTTTCAATCGATCAATCTTCACGACTGTTTGGCCGGTTCTGACCTTTGATGGAGAACAACCCGCTGATGTTGCTAACGGTGTCAGCAACGCCGACTCCGACGGTGATGGTGTTATAGACTTGCACGATAACTGCAAACGTACTTTCAATCCGAGTCAATACGACTCCAATGGAAATGGCGTCGGTAACGCCTGTGGAGGTTAAATGCCCTTCACTAAGACCGTTCGCATTTGGTGGGACACAACCGAGCCTGGAGCTGACACCGGCTTCCTGATCGACGCAGCCCCAGATGCCGGCCTCCCTGCCGACGAGGACCAAGATACTGGAACTGTTGGACTGGAGCGTGGCAAGCTGGTTGTTTGTGCCCGTTCCGGTTTCACCGTCCCAGAACGCGAAACCGTGATTGATCCTTATACCGGCCGCCTCATCTGGCGCCGCTTCGTTGACAAGCTTCATCCACTGGATAAACTTTGATGGGAACTTTGACCCGAGCCCAGCTTGAAACCGACCTTAAATTCAGGATGGGCAACCGAACCGATATCGACAACCAGCTGACGACAGCCATCCAATATAGTTATGATGATCTCGTGACCGCCATCAGAATTCCCGAGAACCAGGAAACTGCCGTCCTCCAGACCGAAGAGGGGGTTTCGACGGTTGCGGCCCCGGATGATTTCTACGCCCCGGTTTCCGTTCGCAACATGACCGATGGTCATCGTCTCATTCCTATAACCGCCAGGCAGCATGATGCCTATCGAGATACCACCATCCAGGATATTCCGACTCACTACCTGTGGTGGAGGAACGAGATCACCTTCTTCCCGATTCCCAACTCCACGGTTCGCATCATCCAGCTCCGTTACCTCAAGCGCCTCCTGCCGCTTTCCACCTCCACCACTGTTTCCTCCCTTCCAAGGGAGTGGGACGAGGTCATTGTCCAAGGTGGCCTTTACCGTCTCCAGAGCTGGATGGGCCTCAAACAGGAGGCCAGCGCCTCCCTCATGGAGTACAATATTATGATCTCGAAGAGAATCGACCGCATCGCTGAATTCTTCTTCGATCCACCGGCACCAAGCCAGATCGTGACAACCGGAAGGACATGGGATAACTAATGGCAACTCTTAACCGATTTGAGTTGGCGTGGGCAGCTGGGTTCTTTGACGGTCGCGAACAGACGCACCGTCTAGAGGTTGCTTAAGTTATGTGTGCGACTCGAATCTGGAACGAGGGCGCCCCTGGATCCGGCGACAACGTCGGCGAGGGGGACGACCGAATCCGGGAAGAGAAATTCGATACCCGGGAGCGACTGCAACAGGGCGGTCACGTCGTCTCGAGCGGTGGCCCCTATACCCCCGCCGCGACGACTGCCAACAACGACGGCAAGCACGCCGTTGCCAACGGCGGCGACCACCCGACCGGTTTTAAGGTTTACAAAGCAGACCAATCAACGGTTCAATGTGACTTCTCCGATACCGCCATTACGGCCGGGACCGGCGTCAGTTTTGTTGGTGGTGGCGTTTCCAGCGGTGCCGAACCGGGCCACACCCACCGAGGCACCATTGCCATCTGGCTCCCCGGTGCTATTTCCCCCGGACGAGCCCGCGCCGTTTTTCGCGCCCCAAAATCGTTGACCTTCGAACAGGCCCATGTACATGTCATGACTCGCCACACCGGCGGTGGAAGTCTTCGCCTCAATATCGGCAAGCTGATCGCTCCAGCCGATGGTGTTGATCGGATCGCCGCCTCTCCAACCGCTATCCAGGCCGCCGGCGATCGCCCCATTTTGGCTCCAAGCGGCAACTATCATGATGACGGCAATTCTGTCTTCTCTGTCGCGACAATGGCCGCAGATGACGAACTCCTCTT